ACGAAAAGAAGAAGCAAAGCATTTAAGCAGTATTCTAGCACTTAGAACAGTTCCTCAAAATGTTCGTAGATTTGCTGGTAAACTAAGACGACTAGAAATTGCTAGACTTATTCATGACCAGGGTGCTCTTCTTCAAGAGAAGATGTCTGAGATTGATGGAACAGAAGCTGTGTCTGAATTATTAGGCATTGCGGAAAATACAATCTTCGACTTTACTTCAATGTTCGACGGTGAGAGCGAATTAAAGCCTACTCAAGTTGGCGATGGGATTGAAGAGTATGTTAAATATCTTGAAGACAACCCATGTCAACAAATCGGTGTTAGTACAGGGTTCCCTCAGTTTGACGAATCAATTGGTGGTGGTCTTAATCCTGGTGTAGCTATGATTGGAGCCAGACCCAAAGTTGGTAAAACAACGTTATCAATTAATGTTGCGTACAATATCGCAAAATCTGGTGTTCCAGTTCTCTACGTTGACACAGAAATGATCGAAAAGGGTAGGTATCGAGACATCTCCGATAAATTATTGGCCTCTATTAGTGGCCAAGATATCAAAGACATTAAAACTGGAGCATTTTCTGATTCTCCTGCTGCTAGGGCTAATGTTCACGATGCAGCCGAACAAATAGCGAAGTCTCCTCTTTATCGTATTGATATTGCTGGAAAGCCATTTGAAGATCAGCTTTATGTTATTCGTAGATGGGTACAGTCTACTGTAGGCTTAAACCCAGATGGCACCGCAAAGGAATGTGTCATTATTTACGATTACCTAAAAATGATGGATATGGAGGGTGTTAACGATGCAGTCCGAGAATTCCAGATGCTTGGAATGATGATGACCGCATTACAAAATTTTGGAACACGGTACGCAGTACCAATTCTAGCTTTTACGCAGTTGAATAGAGATGGTATTGACAATGAAACGTCGGCAGTTGTATCTGGTTCTGATAGATTAACATGGTTTTGCACAAGCTTCTCCATCTTAAAGCATAAGTCAGAAGAAGAAATTGCTGAGGATGGGCCAGAACTAGGTAATAGAAAGATGGTGACTGTTTTGTCACGTTATGGTCCTGGTCACGATTTTGGAGAGTATGTGAATGCTCAAATGAATAAATATAAGGCTCAACTTATTGAGATTGACCCCGCTTTACTAAATAACATTGGCGATAACTTTGTGGTGGTAGAAGATGATAACGATGACCAAATCCCGTTCGAATAAAAGAGTTCATAACCAAGGCCTGCTCCAAGTGTTGGATAAAGCAGCAGGCGAAAAATTAGAAGATCTTTTAGAATACCTTGGTTTAAAAGAATCTATGCGTAGAACTTCTAGGTATTACGTTGGGGCTTGTCCTGTCCATGGAGGAGGAGGAAAAAGCGCTTTTAATATTTTCCATACTGGAGATCAAATCATAGGTAATTGGAGATGTTTTTCTCATGGTTGCCATGAGCATTTCCATCCAACATTAATTGGTTTTATTAGAGGTTATTTATCAAGAACGAAGTATGGTTGGGGCGATAAAAAAGATGTAGAAAAAGAATGCCCTTTTCCAGAAGCTGTGAAATTTTTACAAGCTTTTACTGGTAATACTGATAATTTTTCAGATATTGAAATTGATTTTGCTGCCATCGAAAGACAAAAATTTAGCAGTCAAATGAAAAATATCTATGCTAGGGACGAACCAAAGAAAAGCTTAAACCTACCAAGAGAAACTGTTACTAAAGGATTAAGCATTCCCTCTGAATACTTTATAAGCCGAGGTTTTTCTTCTGAAATTTTAGAAAAATATGATGTCGGGTTATGTACAACCCCTGGCAAAGAAATGTCTATGAGGGCAGTCGCTCCTATTTATGATGATAACCATGAAATGGTAATAGGCTGTACTGGTAGATCTATTTGGGACGCTTGTCCTTTGTGTGAAACTTACCACAATCCCTCTCACTCCTGCCCAGACACAAGGTCTAAATGGAAGTTCTGTAAATGGAAGCATAATCACGGGTTTAAAGGCGAGGACTATTTATATAATTATTGGTTTGCAAAAGACCGTATCGCCGAAGAAGGATATGCTATAATTGTTGAAAGTCCTGGTAATGTTTGGAGATTAGAAGAAGCTGGTTTTCATACTTCCTTAGCTACATTTGGTGCGCATTTAACGGACGGCCAAAGACATATCTTAGATAGATCTGGTGCTTTATCATTAATTGTGTTGACAGACCCCGATGAAGCGGGTAGAATAGCTGCAAAGGGTATTCGTAAGTCCTGTGGAAATAGTTATAAAATCTACGAACCAAAAATTGGCCAAGGCGATATTGCTGATAATGAAGTGGAAGTAATTAAAGCAAAATTATCTCCAGTTATTAAACAAGTAAAGAAAGATTTAGGGATATGAGTCAAAAAATTCTAGCACTTTGTGGAAGAAAACAGTCAGGTAAAAACACATCTTTTAATTTTTTACTTGGTATTGAAATGCTAAAACTCGCTGTTGTCCGAGAAAAAATCGAAGTTAGAACAGATGGAAGACTTTGGATCAGTGATATCTTCGGAGACGATGCTTATGAAGGCATTTTTGACGTTGATAGAAATAACAATACCGTGAGAGAATTTTGTGCAGAATTTGTTTGGCCTTTTATTAAAAGCTATAGCTTTGCCGACTGCCTGAAACGAGATGTGTGCATTAACCTCTTGGGATTAACTCATGATCAATGTTACGGCACTGATCAGAACAAGAATGAAGCAACCCATTTAAAATGGGAAGATATGCCTAAAAGTGTTGAAGGTCAAAAAACAGAAGGAGCTATGACTGCAAGAGAAGTTATGCAGTTTGTAGGAACTGAGTTCTTTCGTAAGATTTATGAGCCTGTCTGGGCCGAAGGAACTCTAAATAGAATTACGGAACATGGCAGCCAAATGGCTGTGATTACAGACTGTAGATTTCCCAATGAAGTTGAAGCAGTCAAAAAAAGAGGAGGAAAAGTAATTAGGTTGACTCGTGGTCAACATTCCAGCGATGCTCATGCAAGTGAGTTGGCCTTGGATAAGGAAAATTACGATTGGAATAACTTTGATGCTATTATTGATAATGCTGAAATGAGTATTTCCGATCAAAACCAAGCCTTGTATCAAATACTCCACCAATGGGAGTGGATGGATGCTATACAGGTTCCAGAAAACATAGAGGTAAAATGATTATTACATATCTTCGTAGTAGCTCTTACGGCTCCCACGAGATGTGTCCGATGAAATATTTTCTTGAATATAATTTAGGTTGGAAAGGGCCGAGCAATATTAAAGCCGAGAAAGGCACTATTGTTCATAAGGTTCTAGAGATTCTTGGTGAAATTAAGTTACAGCAACAGCTTGGTGCGGACACTTTTGAAGACGATGTTGTGGGCACGGTAGACGTTTCCGATTATGATGTAGATGATCTAATTGGTAAATGTTATGACTACTATGTCCATTACTCTATTCATAAATGGAAGCCGATAGACAGGAAGCACTGTTTTCAATGGACGTACAAGGCTCTTGAATATCGAGACGGAGAGTTTGATCCTAGAAACTCTGAGATGGTTAAAGCCGAACAGGCTTTTGATTTCGAAGTAAATAAACCTTGGGCAATGTATGAGTACGAACTTCCTAATGGAGATACTGTAGAAGGATTCTTGGCCTTAAAAGGTACGATAGATCAAATTAGTAAAATTGATGACGAGACATACCAAATCTTAGATTGGAAAACTGGAAGAAGATTAAATTGGGCAACTGGAGAGGAAAAGGATTATGCGGCATTAAACAAAGACCCGCAATTAATGCTTTACTACTACGCTGCTCAACATCTCTATCCAGACATTGAAAATATTCAGATTGTAATTTATTTTATAAACGATGGTGGTCCTTTTACTATCTGTTTTTCCAGAAGTGATATTCCAAAAATCGAGAATATGTTAAAGGAAAAATTTGAAGATATTAAAAACAGTGAAATGCCAGCGTTAAATAAGTCTTGGAAATGTACTAAATTTTGTCATTATGGAACAACGACTTTTGAAGATACTCATATCAAACCGATTATTGAGCGTAGAGAGGGAGAAGTGACCCCAAAAGGTCAATGTATGACTAAGTGTGAACAAACCAAATATTGTTTACAGAATAGATCCATGAATTCTGTTATAAAAAATATGTCTGCTAAAGGACATGATATTAATAAATATGATGCTCCAGGTGAAGTAAAGGAAGAAACCAAATGATTATCGAAAAAAAAGATTGCAATTTTTGGGACGAAGTTTATAATGAAAACGGTAATGCTGAAGAGCCTTATGATGCAATCGTGTGTGATATCACTAAAAGTGTTAGAGGAAATGGAATGCTGGTGATGGAAACAGGTATTGAGCAAGAGTTCAAAGAAAGATTTGAAGGATTGTGTGAAACCTGGGGACATAGACTTGTAACAGGTTTAAATGCCGATGGAGTTATGTGCAATCCAACTTTTCTTAAAAGAAAAAATCAGCCAGAGGAACTTGAAGGAAATGTTGATTTAACATTTATTACAGCATTTCCAACTAGAGAAGAATTTAAAAATACTCCAGATAAAGAAACCATTTCTTTGTCTTGCGAAGTAATGAAAAAACTTGTAGATACGATGGGTTGGGACAGAGTTTTAATGTCTGCTCCATCTAATATTGATTGGGAAGAAATTAAGCCTATTTTTGTAAAACATTTTGATACTAGATTTACGGTGGTTATTAATGAGTAAATATTTTCCGTTACACGTTCATTCTCACTACAGCCTACTCGACGGTCTTAGCAAACCAGAAGATATCTCTTCTCGTTGTGAAGAAATAGGTTCTGAAGGTTCTGCTCTGACAGACCATGGTTCTATGAGTGGGCACATTCAGTTTCTATCACAGATGAATAGGTCTGGTAAAAAGCCTCTTTTAGGATGTGAGTTTTACATCTGTAAAGAAAATGCCGATGTGAAGAATGATCGTAACAGGAAATTGGCTCATTTGTGCGTAATTGCTCGCAATGATCAAGGATGGAGAGATTTAGTACAAATGGTCTCTATGGCTAACCAAAAGGATCATTTCTATCATAAACCACGCCTAAGTTTAAAACAAATAGAACCATTTGCACAAAAAGGAAACTTAATGGCTTTTAGTGGTCATTTAGGATCTAATATGGCCAACGTTCTATTTGATGAAGATGGTGAGATTTCCAATCACTGGAAAACAGAAGGCACCCGTTTAGCAAGATGGTTTAGTGATACATTTGGTAAAGATAATTTCTTTTTAGAAGTTCAGTTAATGGATTGTGTGCTAAACCCAACTCAAAAGATTGTTGCTGATTGTATTCGAGAAATTAGTAAAGATACTGGAATTCCATGCGTTGCTACTCCTGATGCTCATTATGCTCGCAAAGAAGACGCACAAGACCAAAGAATTCTACTATGTTCTAATATGAAAACCACTATCCAACAGGCTAATAGGCCTGAATTTGGACTTGGAACATTTTTCAAATCTAATCAATACCATATTCCATCATATGAGGAGATGCGTCAATGGCATACGGCAGAGGAACTGGACAACACAAATCTTTTTGCAGCCAGGGTAGAGGAATACAAAAACATTCTACGTCCACCAATGCTTCCAAATTTCCCCTGTCCAGACGGGATGAATCCAGAGGAGTATTTACGTCATTTGTGTCGAGAAGGTTGGAGGCAGAAGATTCAAAACGTAGTACCCAAAGAGAAGCATCCAGAATATGTTCAGAGAATCGAGAAAGAGATGGCGGTTCTGCAAGGAGCAGGGCTATCTAGTTATTTCTTAATTGTTGCAGATATTATAGATTTCGTGCGAAAAAGCGGATGGTTGCCTGGACCTGGACGAGGTTCCGCTGCTGGTTGTCTAGTATCTTATCTTTTGGGTATTACTTCAATTGATCCTATGCCTTTTGACTTAATTTTTGAAAGATTTTATAATGCTGGTCGTAACACGGGAGGCAGAGTATCTATGCCAGATGTAGATATGGATGTTCCCAAATATGCTCGCGAACACGTTATTCAGTATATGAGAGATACGTATGGAGAGCAGAATGTCGGCCAAATGATTACATTTACGACCATGAAGGGACGTGGGGCAATTAAGGATGTTTTGCGTGCTTATGGCGGAATTCCTTTTGAAGAAATGAATAAAATCACTAAAAATATTATTGAAGAACAAAAGATTGCGGATGAATTACAGAAGATGAAAGAGGATCAGGGAGAATCTTCAATCATTAAATGGTGTTTGGAAAATACTCCTGATAAACTTTCTGAATGGTGTAGAATTGAAGATAGCGGAAAATTAACAGGCCCATTAGCACCTAGATTTGAACAAGCCATTAGATTAGAAGGTACTAAAACAGTTCAATCTAAACATGCTGCTGGGGTTGTTATTGCTCCAGAACCATTGGCGAATATGTGTCCCATGGTTTTAGATACAGAAAGCGGAAGACAAATAGCTGGTTTAGAAATGGAAGACTTGGAAAACGTCGGCGGAATTAAATTTGACGTTTTAGGAATTACTGCTCTAGATAAAGCTATGGGTGTTCAACAAGATTTATGCTTAGGAGAAATAAATGAAATTTCAAGAGCTTGATATAAACGACGAATTCTATGTCGTTGACTGGAAAAATCTAATATTAAACGATGTTAAAGAGGATACTGTTTTTACAAAGCTGAAAAAGCGTAATAAAAGCTGTTGTTCACCTGGATATAATTGCTCATGGGTTACGACAAAGCAAAATTTCACTATGATGGATGAATCAACTGAAGTAATTTTGGTAGAAGAAGATCCAGAGCCTGAACCTGAATCCGAACCTTTAAAATTAAAGAAAGAAATTATAATGAATTACGACACATCTGCTGGCGACCTTGAATTAGGTGGCATTTTTTATTACGAAAACAACGGATTATCTGAGTACGTAGTAACAAAAAAAAGACAGGGGTTGTTTGTAGTAGCACAAAATACAAATGATCCTAAAGATAGATTGTCACTTGATTGGAGTACGAAAGTAATATCAGGAGATTCTGAATCTCACATTGGTGAAATGTTGCCAAACGAACCATCAGTGAATATACTTACTGAAGAAACACTTGAACCTGAAGAAAAAGATGAAGAATATTTTTTAGGCGTTTTTAAGGATGTGCAAGAAGAAATTAAAGAAATGGTTGCTGGAAAAATCCAAGCTGAAGAAGCTGAAGAAGCTGAAGAAGCTGAAACCGAGGAAGAAAAAGAAGAAGAATAAATTTAATAAGGAATATATTGTGAAGAACTTTGTTTGTGTATACGATTTTGAAACTGATGGAAGTAATCCTAAAAAATGCGAGCCAGTACAAATTGCGGCTTGCATGATCAATCCAATTACTTTAGAGATTGTTGACAATTCAGAATTTTGTTCTTGGATGAGGCCTCAAGGTATAGATGAAAAAGATTATTTTGAAAAACATTGTGATACCATTCGTTGGCACGCCAAGAACTACACAGAGAATTATGACGACTTAACTCAGGAAGATCGCGATAAAGCTGATCAAGGCATTTACCAAACATGGTTGGATGCTCCTGAACAAAAGCAAGTCTGGGATGATTTCACAAATTACCTTTTAATTTATAATAAGAACCAGTCTCGTAGAAGCCGATTTACCGCACCTATTCGAGCAGGCATTAATATTAGACGCTTCGATAACGTGATTGCAGATCGGCTTTGCGAGCGGTTCGGATATATTACTAAAGAAGAAGAGCAAAAAATCTTTAATCCAAGAGATTGTATTGATATTATGGAAATGGCTTTCTACTGGTTTGAAAATCTGCCAGAGCCTAAATCATACAGTATGGACGAATTGAGAAAATTCTTTGGTATGTCTGGTCATGGCGCTCATGATGCTTTAAACGATGTTCGAGATGAAGCACTGGTAATCCAAAAATTCTTGAGATTGCATAGACGAACATCTTCTAAAGTAAAATTCAAAAATGCTATGGCATAATTTGAAAAATAGAGTATAATAGAAGTATACCTTTTATTTTATTTGGTTATTTTTTGTTGTAGGACTTTTGTAATATGATCGAGATTAAGAATGGTTATGCATATTTTGAGTGTGGCTGCAAATTTGAAGTTGAGGAAGAAGGGCCGCCAGTCAAGCTAAAGTGGGATTTTGATCTTCCTCTTAATTGCCAAAGAACTTGGGATTTAATTGGTGAAGGTAATACCAAAGGCGTATTCCAACTAGAAACACGATTCGGCCAACAATACGCTAAAAAGCTCAAACCAGAAAATATTGAGCAGCTTGCAGCTCTATCTGCAATCCTAAGACCTGGATGTATCCAATCTATTCGTGACGGTAAGAATATTGCCGAGCATTACATGGATAGAAAAAACGGTCTAGAAGAAGTTACAATCTCACATCCTGCTCTAGAACCTATTCTTTCGCCAACCTTTGGTGAAATGATTTACCAGGAGCAGGCAATGAGAATTGCCCAGGATATTGCTGGCTTTGATCTCCAACAAGCTGATGTACTTCGTAAAGCTATTGGTAAGAAAAAGGCCGACATTATGGCCAAGCTTGAAAATGAGTTTCTTGAAGGGTGTGAAAAACAAGGAATTCTAAATAAAGAAGAAGCCCAAGAGCTGTGGGATCAGATCGAAAAATCACAACGATATTCTTTTAATAAAAGCCACTCAGTATCTTATGCAATGAATGGTTATTTATCTGCTTATGCAAAAGCACATTTTCCAGCATCATTCTTTACTTCATATCTATGGTATGCCAAAGATAAGCAGAAGAAGTTTGATGAAATCAAATTACTAGTTGCTAATGCTAGAGTCATGGGTATTAATATCTACCCCCCAGATTTTAGATACGCCAATGAACATTTTAAACGTATCTCGAATTCTGTACCAGGACAACCAACATATAATCCTTATGATGACAAAATTTATTTCGGTCTTTCTAATATTAAAGGAATCGGGAAAAGCGCTGTCGTAAAAGTTGCTAATGCAATTTATCTTGCAGAAACAGCAATTAATCGCCCTCGCAAAGATTGGTCATGGACCGATTTTCTTGTATATTTTTCGCAAGATGTAGGTAGCACTGTAGTAGCTGGTATGATTGAAGCAGGAGCTTTAGACTATTTAAAAACAGCAAGAACGCAAATGTTATTTGATTATGAACAATATTCCAAATTAACAAATAAAGAACATGCGTGGATTAAGCAGAATATAAAAAATGCCAGTTCGCTAAAACAAATATTGGAAGAATCATTAAAACGACATGATAACCCTGATAAAAAAGTAAAGGGTCCGTGTGCTAATAAAAACAGAATACAGAAAATGAAAGACATTTTAAGCTTAGTTGTAAATCCGCCTTATGCTTTAAGGGATGCTCCCGATTGGATTGCTAGGGTAGAAGAAGCCAGACTCGGAATTTCCATTACTGCTTCAATTCTAGATGGTTGCAAAAATGCGGATCAAGCAAATTGCACTATTTTAGAATTTCAGAAACATAAGGAAAAAACTAGCGGAATTTTTATTGCTTGTCAAATCGACGAAATAAAAACCCATATTACTAGAAACAATGAACAGGAAATGGCTTTTGTTACTGTTAGTGACGGCGAATGCTCTATGGACTGCGTAATATTTCCAAATGACTGGGATGAAATTCGCAGTAAAGGAATTTGTGTTGCGGAAAATACTGTTCTTGTTAGTGGAGATAGATCAAGAAATAGCGATAGTTTGATTGTTAAAAAAATGTGGCAATTGACTTGACATATTCAGTTTTTAGAGTATATTATGATAAACTACTTCTATCAAAAAAAGTAAGTTTCAGACGGTTCTTATCTAAGATGGAAGAGAAGACAAAACCGTCATTTTTTATTTTTTAATTTTTGTTTTTTATTTTGGAGGAAAAGGTATGAACATTGTAGTTCTAAAAGGCAATCTCACCCGCGATCCTGAAGTTCGGCAAATCAATGCTGGTGGACGAGAAACGCAAGTCGCTAATTTTACGATTGCGGTAAATCGTCATTTTAAGCGTGCTGATGGAACTCGCGATAAGGAAACTACTTATGTAGATTGTGAAGCATGGGATACGGGCGCTAATACTCTAGGGCAATATTTCCATCGCGGAGATCCTATTTTAGTGCAAGGAGCATTGAAGCTCGACACTTGGGAGACTGATGGACAGAAGCGTTCTAAGTTGAAAGTTAGAGTAAATAACTTTGAGCGACTTTATCGTGCTCCCGAATCTGAAGATTCCGAATCTAATTTTCGTGATCAAAAATCAACACAGGCAGCGCCAGTTACGGCGGATTCAGGGGCTGCTGGAGAAGACATCCCATTTTAATGGGTGGTGATCTAACTAATGCTGCAACAGAACAACTAGACTCCATCATGGAAAATAATATGGGGCTAGTTGTTTTAGTTGCAAAATCTTTTAATCCACAGAATGAAGAACAGTTGGATGAGTTTGTTCAACTGGGGCGTATTGGTATGTGGAAAGCTATTAAAAAATACGATCCGTCTCGTGCTAAACTTTCTACTTTAATTTGGCTTTATGTGCGGTGGGAAATTTTAAGGCATCTTAAAAAAAATAATAAAAAAGAAATACAAATGGACGAAAATTTGTATTTAGAGGATAATCTAATTATAGATTCTTATTTTTGGGAATATTTACCTGAACAGTTAACATACAACGAAAAATCTGTTATTAACTTAAGATTGCAGGGGCATACGTTTTTTGAAATAGGAAAAGAACTTGGGTATTCTAGAGGTTGGGCTAACAACACATTTAAAACGGCTATAAGCAAGATTAAAAATGGAAATGAAAAAAAGAAAAAAGAGAATACTCATAGTAAATGAGGCCCATTTTCTATATACTGGATTTGCTAAATATGGAAAAGAAATTCTTAAAAGACTAGCTGCTACTGGAAAATATGAGTTAGCAGAACTAGGTTGTTATGGAGAAATGGCTGACGCAAGACTTCCAGTAAATGAATTAAAATGGAAATATTATGGAAATATGCCCGATACCTCCATGATAAAAAAGTCGCAATTAGCAGCGCCTAATAACAGACTAACTACAGCAGAACAGAAAAAACTGGAGGAGCAAAAAAAGCAAAAAGATATATATGATACTACAGCAGATGCCCCTTTTGGCAGATGGAGATTTGAACGTGTTTGTTTAGACTTTAAGCCAGATTTTGTTATTGATGTAAGAGATCCCTGGATGATAAAAGCCGTGGTAAATTCTCAACTGCGTGATTTTTTTCATCTTGTATTAATGCCAACTGTTGATTCTGCACCACAAAAACCAGAGTTTATATATGATTTTGAATCAGCTGATGGAATCTTAGTCTATACTGAATATGGAAAAAGAGTTCTTGAAGAACAGTCTGAAAAAATTAAAGTTTTTTCTTCAGCTCCTCCAGGCGTTGATATTAATCAGTTTAAGCCTTTACAGAAGGACAAATGTAGGGAACACTTTGGTCTTGATAAAGAAATGATCATTTTTGGTACTATTATGCGTAACCAAATGAGAAAACTCTATCCAGATCTTTTCGAAGCATTTAAAAAATACCTAGACCTGTGTTACGAAAACGGTAACGCAGAAATAGCAAAAAGAAGTTATTTACATATTCATTGTGGTTATCCCGACTCAGGTTGGGACATACCACAATTTATTAGAGATATGGGTATTAGTAATAATGTGTTGATGACACAGGTTTGTTCAAAATGTAAGAATCCGACAATGGGGCTTTTTAGTAATTTCCCCATATGTAAGTGCGGATCTATGTGTAGTTTTCCTTCTACAAGCATGGCAACAAGTGATGCTAATCTAGCACGTATTATAAATACGTATGATGCGTATATTCAATATTCTGTTTGCGAAGGATTTGGAATGCCTCAAGTAGAAGCTGCTGCCTGTGGAATTCCAGTTATGACTCCTAATTATTCTGCTATGGAAGATATTTTAAATTATTCCAAAGGAATTGAAATACCTATTAAAACAATGTTTTGGGACAACGGGACTCATGCAAAAAGATTGATTCCTGATAATGAAGTTTTCGGAAAAAATCTTTATGACTTTGCATTACTTCCACAGTCTGCAAAAAGGCATCTGGGTATATCTTCTAGAATAGCAACTGAAAAACATTGGAATTGGGATAATACAGCTAAAGTATGGGAAGATTATATTGATAATGCGGAATTAACTGGCCTTCAAGGAAAATGGGAAGAGACTCCTCCAAAAACTTTTTCAAAAATTCCAGAAACTGTTCCTGATAATTTATCCGATTCTGAGTTTTGCAAATGGGTTATTGTAAATATTGCGCAAAAGCCAGAGCTTTTAAATACATATTTTGAAAAAATAATGACTTTACGAATTATGTATCGACATCGCATCACCGACAGATCTGCCTTTTCAAGGCAAATGTTTATTGATCTATGCACAGCCATACATAGAAACTCTATTGATTGTGAATCAGGAAGAGTAAATCCAAATTCATTGTTACAGCAAGATTACATAGATTATGCTAATAAGTTATATGATCATGTACAGAAAGTTAATAATTAATGAAAAATATACTTTTTTGCGGTCCTTATAGACAAAAAGACGGTTGGGGCAATGCTTCTAAGGAATATCTTAGGGCTTTAAAGCTAACTGGTTATAATATAGCTGCTAGACCATTATATACAAACAGGGATATGTTTTATAATGACGACATCTCTTCTTTTGAAGATTCTAAAGAATTTTCAGGTTTGGAAAATAAAAGCTATGATAGTTATGATATAATCATTCAACACTGTCTTCCTCATATGACTAAGCATTATGGAGGTGTTAAAAATATATCACTACTTCATTTGGAAAATACAATTAAGCACACCGAATTATATTATCCCCTTAGCTTAATGGATGAGATATGGGTATCGACAGAATTTGAAAAAAGAATGCTAGAAGAAAGTGATATTAAACAATCTATATCTGTAATTAAGCTGCCTTGTAATATTGAAAAATATGGCCACAAAACAAATATAGAATTTGGAGAACAGTTCAAGGTTTTAGAAAGCACTTATAATTTTTATTTTATTGGAGAATCTATTTGGAGAAAAAATCTAGACGATTTAATCAAAGCATTCCATGGAGAATTTAATCCAAGTGAGAATGTTTCTTTAGTTATAAAAACACATCATTTTGGTAAATCAGAACAACAAACCTTAAGTATAATTAAAGAAAAAATAGCTAATATAAAAAAAGAAATAAAGATGTATTACTACCAGAATATGCCTTATAAAAAAGAATTAATAATACCTGAACACATGCCTCAAAAAAAACTTTACGAACTACATTCAGTTTTGGATTGTCTTGTTGTTCCATCTAGGGGAGAGGGTTTTTGTATTCCAGCTTTTGACGCTATTATGCACGGATCAAAAGTTATAGCCAATGAGAATGCTGGATCATCACAATTTTTAAATGAACATAATTCTAAACCAATTAAAAGCTATAAAACCCCAATGATTTCTCCAGAAGAATATGTACCTCTCCATAATTTTTATAATAATAGAAATTACTGGCACCAAATAAGCGTCTGTGATTTAAAAGAAAAAATGAGAGAAGCATATGAAGAAAATAAAGATAAGGACGAATCAGAAGAAATAAAAAAACATTCTCGTGAAAATATTTTACCTCTTTATTCATACGAAAACGTAGCCAAAGAAATGTTGGAAGTATTATGAAAAATTATGTAGATCAGGTGATGCATTCCGCTTTAAGAAAAACTGGCCAAGAGGTTAATACAATTTATTATCCCTTCGATGGCCTGTTTGAAAATATATTTGGAACAATTCCTGTAATTAACCATTTTGTTAGTTTTTTCAAAAAGTACCCTTTTAATATTGCAATTCCTAACAATTATAACGAATTGCCTAATGAAGCATTGGGTCGTACAGAAAATTATGCCACTAGTTTTCCAGATAGAGTTGATGTTGATTGCATTATTTGTAATGATATATTAACGGAACAAAATAATACTAACTCCAGTATGATTTCAACTGGTTGGCATGTTCCATTAATTGTAAATGTTCATGCAGATGTGGATCTTATTAACACGCACATGATTGAAGACAAAATAAATAGCACTTGCATTAAAGATGAAAATGTTTATTCTGTTTTTGGTCATGATGTAATAAAATCACGTTGGGGATTAGAAAACCATCCCCGTGCTGTAACCATACCTTATGGTATACCGTTTTTAAACAACCAAAATAATTTTGACGAAAGAGAAAACATTGCGCTGATTTGCGATGTTCTTAATCCTGAAACTGTAGATTTTATAAATAAAGTAAATCAAAAAATCCCAAATCTAAATATTTATACAACGACTCCACTGTCCATCGAAGTAAATCCAAATAACACTCCTACATTCTGCCCAACGTTTAGAGATTTATTAAAGGTTATGAATAATAATAAAATATGCATTGCGATTAATAGCGAAGCATCTCACGCTCCTATTATTCCTATGTTGGCAGCTGCTAATGGATGTGCTATAATAACAAATGACTGCGTTTGGTCTAGCCTTATTTTTAATCATAATCATGATGCATTATTGTTTAAAAGCCTAGACCAATTACAAGAACAGGTTTTTGGCCTAATGTTTAATTCAGAATTAATTAATTTTTTATCTGATAATGCAAAACAAAATATGAGGTCGAATTATAATATGGTAGATTTCCAACAAAAATGGATTACCTTTATAAGTAACGTTATTAACAAGGTGTATATTCGATGAAAATTTGCGTACAACATCCAAATTCACAAATTAAACCCCAGTCAAATGAAGTTCCAGTTAAATTAAATGAACTTTCTGATATACAAAACTCTAGCTGTGTTTCTGTTTATTTGTCAGACTGCTTGGATTTTATACCCTTGAATGAGAGAACAAGTCTAATAGATATCGCAATCTTAAAATTAAGACAGGGCGGAGATCTAATAATAGATGGAGCAGATATATTTGCAATTAGCCATGCGTTACAATCTGGCATTCGAAGCATAGAAACATTGAACAATGTTTTATTTAATGGTAAACTTTCAGCCGACAGTGTGATTAGTGTTGTTAATTATATTGAAAAAAATGATAATATGACAGTAATTAGTTATAAAGTAGATAGTTTACATTACACAATAAAGGCGAGAAGAAAAAATGCAAACCGATAATAATACATCGTGTAAAGATTGCATATTTGCAGAATACGAGGGAATTACCCAAGTTAGCTGTAAAAAGAATATGTTAGACAAATATACACAAGTTATAGAAGCATATGACGAAGATAAAGAATTTTTTGTAATTTTTAATAGAAAGTGCCCAAACTATAGACCACAAAAATGGCTAACTTATTTAAAGTCTAAATTAGAAGATAACGAAGATCATAAAGATGATGATATAAATTCTGTCGTAGAAAGAATGATGGATTTTGAAAATTCTCTAATTTTTCATGTTATGGTTTTTGTTGAAGATGGTTCCTTAGAAGGTATTACTAAAACTTTACAATCTTTAAAAAATCAAATAAGACCACCTTCTTATGTTACTTTCTTTTGCGATCAAAGCAAAATGCATTTTAATATATACTCATTAATAAAACAATTAGAAGATGACACAATACCATTTAAATGGAAGACGATGGACTTGTTATTTTCTAGAAAAGATCATTTAATGGTCAATCTAGCTACGAAGAATTTTGATGCACAGTATTATTCAGTTTGTAAAGCTGGTTATGAATACGAACAGGATTTTTTCAACAATATTAATAAAGCAGTAATAGATCATGCTATTCAATTTGCTATGATAGAACCAGAAGAAAAAGAAGAAAATTTGCCATATCAAAACGGATCAGTTGTTCCATATTCCGTACACGAGTTTTGGCTTTATGAAAACGAATCAAATCTAAAGAACGAGCCAGACAATATCACCCCAATACCTGAAAAATTAAGAGAATTCCAATGTCAGAACAAGGATCAAAAAGTATTATACAGCATAAAAGAGATACAGGATATTTTGAGCACTTGCCAGAAAGACGTGATGTAGAAATTTTAGCCAGAAAAAATTTGTCGAAAACCATATCGCTTGAAGATGGTCCTAGTTTACTAACATTAGTACTGGGAGAAAAAAGAGAAATTCCTACAAATTATCCTAATATGGATATTGTTTTTCAATCAGAATATGAGAATCTCGACAACCCCTCAGATTTTTTAAACAATTTTTTGTATGAAACACTTTATGAGGCTGTTTTATTCATCGGAAAAGGCCAAACTGCAACAGATGAAAATTCTATAAAAAGAATGGTTAAGGGCTTATTTGAAATAAAAAACAGTGTTTTCACATTTAGTGACACATTAGCTGTAAACGATAACCAAGAAACCCTGTATGTTCAACGTAATTCTATATTAGATAATTTAAGTAACCAAGTTGTAAACACTCCTTTTATATGTAAAATGGAATGTATGCCAAAATTTAATCGTGAGATTCAAGACCTTGTTTTATATTACGGATTTAACGAATTGAAAAAAACTCATAAAGAATGCGGAACACACATCGCCGAATCCTTATTTAAAAACAATTGGAAAAATGATCATATTACTGCGTCTTCCATGAAGGATCATGAAATTATAAAAGCGGAAAGCAATGGCTCGTAATATAGCACCTGCAATTAGGAATGATAATAGACCAATTTCTGTTATAATACCTGCTGCTGGACTTGGCAGTAGAATGAAATCCTATGGCCCAAAGTCTTTGGTAAAAATCAAAGATAATTTAAGTATTATTGAAAATCAATTAAAGTTTATTTATAAGTACTTAAACAAACCTCAAATAATTTTAGTAACTGGATATGAATCAAAATTAGTAGAATCTTGTGTTCAAAAATATAAAAATATTACAGTTGTTAGAAATGAAGAATGGGAAGATACAAATGTTGTTGCCAGTATAGCCAAAGGCCTAGAATTTGTAAAACATGAAAATGTTCTTATTATTTATGGCGACTTGGTTTTTAATGCGTGGACTTTAAAAGTTCCATTTGGGAATGACTCCATGGTATTGGTTGACAAAAAAGGTTTTATGAAAGAAGAAGAAGTAGGATGTACAGTACAGTCAAATATGTTAGAGAATATGATGTATGGATTAAATTATAAATGGGCTCAGATATCATATTTTACCAAACATGAATTAATATTATTGAAAAGGTTTTTAAAAAATCCTTTGTACAATACGTTTTTTGGTTTTGAAATCATAAATATGATAATAAGCTCTGGCGGTAAATTTATAGCACATTCAAATCCAAGAATGAAAATTATAGACATAGATTCTTCTAGGGATTTAATACAAGTCGAGGAAATTATATGAGATTTTTTGCAACACCTTTGCCCCTAAGATACCAGGGAATTATAAAATCTGCTACCAATATTTTTGATCAGTCTTTCTTATGGAATCCAGAAAAACAAAATTTCTTTGACTCTTTGGATTCTTTTTCGCCAGACATTTTATTTTGCGATGTGGACAATGTTAATAACGCAATTATATCTGCGTGTAACAATTTTACAAATTTGAAAAAAATTGTTTTATTTTCTAATCGTCCAATAAACTCCCTTCGCTCTGATTTGATTTGTGCTGAACCTTCCATTTCCGCAACAATGAAAAGAAACTTAGAAAGAAATGGCTCAACGTTATTTTATTTAAGTGACTATGCGGATATTTCAAACTTGTCCAATGAGAAAAAAGAAGAACAGTTTAAATCAGATTTTTCATATTATTTTAGTGCAGAAGAAAAAGCCCAAGTAGAGAAATCTATGGCGGCATCGGCTGAGAAATTCTCATCATTATTAGCATATTTAAAATCTTTATCAGAAATTGGCAAGTTAAAAATTACAGGTGCGTCCAAGTTACCTGTTCCAGAACATTTAGGATACTTGCCTCCAGATAGAGTTATATCGTTTTTAAAATCTTCTAAAATATCTCTTGATATATGTGGTGGAAATTTATTTAATCAAGCCGCTAATGGAATTTTTACAGTATCTACTACGGATAATTACTTATTTCCCACGATTAAAATAAATAAAGACGCAAAAGATAAAATTAAAGAACTGTTAGAAAATCCAGAAACAAGAGATAAAATAACAAAAGAAGCCCAAGAAAAAGTTTTTCGAAATGATACGTCTTATCAACGACTATCAACAATCTTGGATAAAATAGGATTAAATGAGTTTGCACAAAAATCTAAAAATAAAATAAAGGAAATTAAATGCGAGCTGGAATTATTATAAATAACTTTAAGGCTAATCAAATTGGCAATACGATATTGCAAGAAATTTCTAAAATAAAAAAACAAGAATATCATTCTGACATAATTTGTTTTTGTGAAAACAGAAGTTTCGCAAGTATTAGTGGAAATAAAGATATAACATTTTTACATCAAGGTCATTTATGGGGTTATAACGGAACTTGCATTGCAAACGATTTAGACACTTGTTTAACAATGATAAATTGTAGTTCTATAAAAAATAAGTATTTTTACTTGTGGGATTTGGAATGGATGGGTCAAAATTATGATTTAGACTATTTGTGTAGCATATATTTAAACCCACTTGTAAAACTAATAGCTAGAAGTGAAGAACATGCTCAAATTATAGAGTCCTGTTGGAAAAAACCAGTAGCGACCATAGAGGATTTTAATTATGAAGAAATTACCAAAATCATTAATGAATGAAGTTAATGCTTATTCGTCATTAGAAGCAAACGGAAAAAGAAATGTACTAGAGAAATTATATATTGAATATGAATTCAGTTGGGCAGAAATAGCAAAGTTATGTGGAACTTATGCAAACAAGGTACGAAGAGATGCAAAAAAATTTGAAATAAAGTCAAGAGACAAGAGTGAAGCCCAAAAATCAGCTTTACAATCAGGTCGTCACTCACACCCAACAAAAGGAACTAAGCATACTGAAGAAACTAAAATAAAGATCAGCGAATCAGTAGCTAAAGACTGGGAAAATATGACTGAAGACCAGAGAGACAAAAAAAGAGAAGAGGCCAAAAAAAGATGGGACGCAAAATCAGAGGAAGAAATCAGGCAATTTAGACAGGCTGCTGGAGACGGAGTTCGCAAAGCGTCTAAAGAAGGATCGGCACTTGAACATTTTCTGCTAAATGAATTAATTGCTGCTGGGTATAAAATAGAATTTCACAAAAAACAGTGGGTAGGAAGAGAAAATCTTGAAATTGATCTATATCTTCCTGAATTAAACGTTGCTTTAGAAGTTGACGGACCCAGCCATTTTGAAAATATTTGGGGTGCAGATAACTTAGCAAAAAACAAACAAAGAGACAATGAAAAATCTGGATTGCTTTTAGGTAGGGGCTGTGTTATACTTAGAGTCAGGCAGAAAAAGGGATTGACAAACAAATATAAAAGAGATATATTAGCTAGTGTGTTAGAGACTTTAGAACAAATTAAGCGTAAAAAGCCCGAAAAGGGAAAACGTCATATTATCTTGGGAGAAAATTAATGAGCGATCAAGAAAGCGCTATTGCTGATGCTGACTTTTTAGACGAGTTTACCCCCGTTGATGAAGATGCTCCAAATGCACCTGAATCTAGTCCAGAGAAATTTTCACCAGAATGGACTGATTATGTGTTAAGTCTTTTAACAAAGGACGAATTTATTAATGAACGTCCTCGTGCTGATGGTTTAGTTCGTCTATGTGGTGTCCTGGTTGGTGATGTTAACTGGGGAAGTCCAGAAGTTCATCATGTTGGAGTAGACTACGCTGCCGTTACTGTTGCTCCAACCCTGCCCAATGGAGTAAAAGTTTTTGGGTCGGCAGAATGTACCGTTAATAATACAGATGCTCCTTATAATAGATACCCTCTAGCCACAGCAGAAACACGGGCTATTGGTAGAGCAGCTAAGAGAATCCTGGGCCTTACCAATGTTCTCACTGCCGAAGAGACTTCTAAGGTAGCGGAATTGACTGTACCTGAAGTTAGTAATGAAGATCGCACAGAAGGTAGTATTACTGATACCCAGATCAAGTTTATTGATCGTATGTGTAAGAAGCTAAATGTTGATGTGAAAAAGTCTATCACAGAGATTTGTGGGGAACATGGCAACATTAGAGAACTAAGTCATGCTGAAGCTTTGCAGGTCAATACAGTGCTTGATGAGTGGACGCGAGAAGAGGACCAGGAATACGCCAAATTTGGTCCTTATGAAGATGATTGGCGAAACTCGTTTGAGAAAGAGAGTTAGAAATGGCTAATATGGAAATTTTCTATAGACCTTCAGCCGAAATTACAATTAAGGTAGAAGCAAGAGGCATCCAAGAGATGTTTCAAGAACTCGGTCCATTACAAGAAGTATTGGGCGGAAATTCCAAATGTGGCAAATGTGGCGGTGACAAAATTCGTATGGTTCACCGTAAAGCGGACGGCAAATACGATGTTTACGAACTTCTTTGCGAAACGCCCACAGGAAACGGTATTTGTGGAGCAAAATTGTCTCTAGGGCATAATGATCTTGGAAATTTATTTCCTCGTCGTTATGAACAAACAAAAGGAGATGATGGAAAATGGAAGCCGAAAGTTGATGCTGATGGTAAAAAGGTTTGGCTGCCAAATAAAGGCTGGGTTAGGTGGGATTCAAAATCAAAGAGTTTTAGCTAAACCAATCGCGTTGGAATCGCTGTGATTTAAAAATAGAAAAGGTGGGTATAAACACCCGCCTTTTTTATTTAAATTCGTTAGAGAGTCAACCAGCCCCCTAGTTTTCAACATCTGCACCCCAACGAGAAGGGTCGTCTGGACAATGAGTAGTACCCCAGGCTATTTTATTCAATGTTTCTGAACTTGGATTAAGATTGCATTTACAAATATCACATTGATCCATTCCTGGGACCATCCCCTGCCCTTTATTAAAGAATGGGCACTTTTCGCAGATAGAATATATCTCCTCCATTCTTTCTTTTGAGCGAATGGGTTTTCCAGCTTTTTTCCAAATACGTTTTTCTTTTTCGTATTGTTGTACTAATTTAAAGATATCCATAAATTAAATCCTTTTAAGCGCAGTTAGGAGTGGTAGTATTAATATTTTCCGAATAACCTAATAAAATACCGCACTCACTAAAATGTAATTGGCTAACATTTAGACTCAAGCTTTGAATCGCGCCGTCGCCGTCGCAGGTGAATCCAACATTACTTCCAGTAACACTAGCAACATTAATAGTATAATTTTTAGTCGAATTCAGATTATAATACTCACTAGAAACATTACCGCCCGCAGTAAGACTACCATTATTCCTATCTCTAAAATCTATTTTTACATGACAATTCGCAGCATTATCAGTTGTGCCGCCATCCGCAACAGGATCTACAAATGTGTGAATATTAAGACAATCACCAAGTTCTAATGCAGCAAAATGCATGACTACGGTAGCGCCTTCATCTGGATCAACCGCACTAGTCCCATCGTTCAGCTCGGCTTTTTGTCCGCTTAGAGGAATCCACGCTCCAAGAAGCCCAACCTTATCGTCACTTGTATCTTGATTGTAAGCAAGACCCATTCCAATTCCAATATCTGATTGTTTTTTCGTCCCATCCAACCAAACCGCAGTAGATCCATTTGGTTGCACGCAAACACCAGAACTGTTCCTGACTTGTATATAAGATTCTAATTCTATTTCACAATTATCTGCGCCGTAACCATAGTCAAGCCCAGCTTTCAGATGTATATTACTAAAACTTTTATCACTGGAGCTTGCGCTAGTTTCAACATTTGTGATTGTATTGTCATCTGTAAGGCCAATTTTAAATCCAGCCCCTAAATGTAATATATCACAACCACTTTCAGGAGAGTTTAATTCGCCACTTCCAATCATTCCTTGTCTTAAAACAATGCTACTATATTGCCCACTTCCAAGAGCTGTGTTATTTTGCTTGCCTAGACAGGACTCAGTAACCCCAGCATCAAAGCCTAATGCAATTGTAGCTTCACAATTAGCCGCATCGCCAACCAATAAACCTTTTCCAACAAAAAGCCCGTTTACAGCAGCAGCGTTTTCTTGAGTGGCAACGCAACTATCACTTTCAAGCAGATCAATGCCAGCACCTATTCTAAGTGTTTCATCATCAGGCATACTGGCAAACATACCATTGGCCAACTGTAATTTCCAGGGTTTTTTACTAGCACCCAAAGGAGCTGTACTGTCTTCACAAGTGTCAACTATTGAAGGCTCCATAAAAGCGCCTACATGTACTGCGCAATCACTTCCAGCATTTTCCGTCCCGACCCAAGTACCCTTCCCAAATTGCAAAGTGCTTTTTAAAAGACTTAGATTACTTCCTGCGTCACCTGTTTCATATCCACCGTTATTGTCTGTATATACGCCAGCACCCATTTTAAAGGTGTCATCTCCATCCATCTCGCCAGCCAAACCACTTCCCAGGTCTAATCTAAATGGTCTTGCGGTCAAAGCCACGGCAGCTCTACTAGTAACACATTCTGCTAATATAGAAGGCTTAAAATAACCACCAATTGCTAAATCGCAACCTATCCCCGACTCCGCAGCTGAAACGCCTCCTCCGAACGTTATCTCATTCCTTACTCCGTTTAAGGCTCCTCCTACTGATGTGTCAATCCATTGATCATTATCAACCGACTTGGCTATTCCAGCCACAATTCTAGCTTTATTAGCCGCCGCTGTCCCAGCCCCTGATATAGTTTGTACACCTATCCCTTTGCCAAATTCAATTTCGTCTACACCTGAACAAGAAGTAATATGTTCACTATACCACGCCCCATAACTTCGCACTCCATTATTAGTTTCTCCTGGTTGAGCTATGCACTCACCAGTTGTTTGTATACAAAGAGCCCCGCCTCCACCAACATTATATACAGAAACAACGGCACCACAATCGGTTCCATCTGGCTCAACATTTAAACCACTTCCAAATTTTAAATTTTGAACAAGAGTAGTTGGAACATTGTCAACAGGAACAACAGTACTATCAGAAGAAAGAGTTATTCCAGCCATAATCTCTATGGCCTCTGGTCTGCCAGCTTTATCCCTGGCTTTTAAACCTGTTCCAAATTGAAGATTATGAAAAGGTCGTGATCCGTCAGAAGTAAGGCTGTCAGTCCCGCTCCAACAAACATCGCTATCAACAGGAACTATTCCACCAACAACATCTAAAAATGCTTCTTTTTGTATTTTTCCGTCTATATCTAAAGGATTAGACCCAGTAACACAGCCAGTGGCATAATTACTGTTATTATTATGAACGTCAATCCATAAACCACCCCCAAAATTTATAGCTTCAAATCTATGCAACACTCCAGTTGCAGTCTCAGAAAAACCTGTTCCAAAAATAAGGTCTGAAGTGCCAGCAGAATATTTACCTTCAATCCTTTGCGCACCAGACTCTGCCGCTCCACCAGAACCAGGAACTATTGTCAAACCAACGCCAAGTTCTAGATCAGTATAATGACCTGACGATATAATATTTCCCGTATCTGCAACAAGAGGCTCAACACTGTTTAAAACACATAAATCTCTAAAAACAGATGATACTCCTGACGAAGAAGCTTTTGATTCAATAATATTATATTCACATGAGAAAGGATTAAATTCTGCGATAACCTTACTTCCAGCCTTCAGTCCTGATTGACCAACTTTATCATGAACATTAATTGTTGGACTACCAATTGGGGAACCAGTTGTATCATATAAAGTTTCACCAGTATTTAAGTCAACAACTGCACTACCGCTACCATTAGGGTTGATATCTTGTGATAATGTAGCAACAACACTTCTATATTGAGGAATTGTCCAAACAGCCCGATCTCTATCCCATCTTAAATCAACAGGACCAACAGGCCAAGTCTTTGGGTTTCTTAAATGATTATCAAGAAATTTATTTTCTAAAGACGAGTCGGTAAATGTTCCAGTTTCAGCAGCCGATTGAGTATCTGCCGCATTAGGAACTGGAAATCCATCAAGATCATAACCCCATCCTTGCATAAGCAAGGGACCACGCAAAGCCAAAGCTCTATAGTCAGCTGCATAATCCATAGACCCAACGTCGCCATCGTTGAGAATTCCCTGCTTTGCTAATCCCATATTTTCGGGAATACCAGTTCCTCGCCCAATAACTTCTATATCGTGACCAACAGCACTTGTATTCGATTTATTGGTGGCCACATCACTAAAACTGCCTATTATAGCAGGGTTTTGAAAAGGCTGCAAATAATTTAAATTAATTTCTGGATTATACTGATTCAGTTGATCGACTTGTCCAGGGACATCGACTGGAGGATGAGTTCCTTTACCAGTAGACTTTCGACAATCAGATGTATTAAGAGGGGTTGCATATCTAGGTAAAGTGCTAGTAAGGTCCGACATAGAAACTGGCCTAACTAAGCCGTCCATACTCATAATAGCTTTTTTCTGATAATCTGCATCAGCAATATTTATTTCAGAATTAATCTCAATGGGAGACAGGCTATAAACAGGACTTCTATAATAAGCATTATTTCCGCCTGTTACGCCACTCCATGGAACTAATTCAGAAACAAAAGCATAATGAGGGCTTGAAGACTGCTCTAGTCGAGATTCTCTAGATTTTAATCTTCGCGAGCGGTCGCCACCACCTTTTCCAACGTTAGCTAATTTAGAACGTTGATTCTGTTCTTTTATAAGTTCTCTAATCTGCCTTTGTGCCGTCATTCTGGTTTCTGACACTTGCTTGATTCTATCGGCATTTAATTTTGCAAAATTTCCCCATTTAGGAGTCCATGTTCTAAGAGTATACGTAGTTTGTAATCCTTGTGGGCCAACTTGGACATTAATTCCAGTAACATTCGGTCCATATGTACCAACCCATCGACCATAATTAACATAATAAGTGACTATTAAAGTCCCGTTTAAATTTACAACACTTGTCAAGACATTGGTAGCATCTCTACCTTCAACTAAATTAAGTTTGTCGCCGCCAGCGTATGGTCCTCCAATATCAGCCGCCCTCAATTCTGAACCAAGAGGCAATTCAGGATAACCCGCAACAGTTACCTGCCCCTGTTCAAAAACTTGATTTACAGATCTACCCTGTTCTGCAAAAGCAGTTCCAGCAGCATTTAAATAACCAAACGTGGCTGGATTATGACCGTTATATTCCCAAGGGACAAGACTTTCTTGATTAATAACTCTAACAGTTCCAGCTAGACCAGCACTTATAGTATTACCATCAATTTCGGTGCTAGTCCATGGGCCATAAGTTAAAATATTTGACTGTATGCCTAAAGCAACCGCATCGGGCATAACGGGTCTGTCTATCCATATTTCCTGTGTAAGAATACCTCCAACAAGTTTTTCAACATCTTCTACTGCGGTTTTTATTTGTGCTTCACTTAAAGCTGCTCCCACGGACTTATTTAATATCTGTACGAGCATATTTACAGCATTATGATGCTGATCAAATTTATTTTCTCCAGGTATACTATCTCCAGCTCCAGTAAGTTTCTTTTCGTCTAAAGATACTCTTTCTGGAAGTGTTATTACAGCTCTTGGACTGAACAACAAACTTTTACTAACAAATACATATTCTGGATCTACAGAAACACCTACAAAAGGTATGTCGGATCTTATTTGATTGCCCGTGGAAAAGTCTGAAATGTCTCTAATAATCAGATCGTCTTGATCTAAAGACTGTGTTTTTACTATGCTATTATTTTCATCATCAACAAAATAAAGCCTAGCAAATGCTTGATGTCTATTGTCATCTGTTCTAAAAGCAGAATCCGTAAATGAATTGGTTATTCCAAGTACAGTGGGGACGGAAATGTCTGTATAACCTTGCTGTACGGGATTTGTATCTAAAATTACTTGGCCAGATTGTACATCCTGTTTACCACAAACAAAAGGCACTCGCACTTGGAATTTTTTACCATAGTATTCATCGGCCAGTTTCCTAATCCATTCAAAACAAACATTCATTATCTCTGTTTGATTAGTATCCCTGTCTTGAGGAATAGTATTTTTTCCAACTTTTATCCAGTCGCCAGGAACTCCTGTTGCTCCATCTGCTATCCATTTTGTAATAGCGTCAAGGTCTTGAACTGTAAAAGAAAAAAGCCCTTTTATTTGTACGGCATCAAGTCCAGAAGTAGCTATGCCAAATAAAGCAGTATCCAAAGCCGAGGCATAACTTACCCATACATCATAACTAGAAAGAGCTGCGATTAATTCATTCTCTTTTATTTCTACTTGAAAGCCAGGAACTTCAACATCATAAGGAAATAAAGAGGAAGCAAGATCAAGAGCATTAGCATTAAAGTACCATTCATCATTATCATCTAATGAAGGAATAATTACATTTTCGTTTAAATCTAATCCAAAATAAGGGGCGATGGTTCTATCTACAACATTACCAGTGCTATTTGTTTGATAAGCCTGATATAAAGAATTTTTCTTTCCACCTATAACAAAAGTTTGTGTAGGATTATTTCTTAATTCTCTTCCCTTATTCCAATTTATAACTGTAGTGTTTGACCCTAGTCCAGTACCAGGAAAATCTCCAGAAGTTTGTCTTTCATTAACAAAACCTTCAATAGCATTACTAGCTGGAGCAACGTTTCTATCAGTAACTCTAACTTTGATAAATTTTGTAACACCACTACTGGAATTGAGATCGCCAAAGTTTATAACTGGTACTAATTCAATATAATAATCATACCCAGCGTTCTCACAAACCTCACTGACTATATCCATGACTGAAACAGTCGAACCATTAATTCTCCAATAGTTTAAAAGAGCATCGTCAAAACCGTCTGGTAATTCGGTAATATCAAGAGCGTACTCAGCTAAATTTTCTGCTTGGCCTATTGAATTAAAAGAACGGTCTCTCCACATAAGCCCCATGGCTTGTGCTTCTACTACACCACCTCCAGGTTCTGGCGCTTTAAAAACAAGTCTACCATATGGAGAAAATCTTCCTCTTCCTAAATACTCATTTGTTTGATTAATATTAGGCCATTGACCCAATAATGTTTGAATGCCTTGCTTTAACTGTAAATATAGAAAACCTTTTTCATTAACATCAGCACCATATCCTTGAGCAGGAGAACCGAAAACACCCTGATCGGCAGATTGATAAGTGGAATCTGCTGTAGGAACAACAGTTGGTGGAGATAGCTGATGAATACCATATACACCAGGACTAATTTGCTCAACTTCTTTGCAATTATCAGTATTATAAAATGATTCTAAATAACCGAAAGGATTAATAATATTTGCAAGACTGCCAACGCCTCCAGCATAATCATTTATAATAACTTGGGCATTTTCTAATAAAGTTCTTGGGTCTACAATTTTTACAGTATAAGTTGGATTACCAGATGTGCTATAACTCTCTTCCCAGTTCTGCACAAGACCAGCAAATTCAAAATCACCAACCCTAAAATATACAGGAGCACCAATAATAGGTCTCAATAAACCATAAAAACCAGGGTCTGCTGCTGTCCACGTTTGTTTTGCTAATGCATTATCATAATAATATTTTGTTCCTTCGCAATTATCTTCCACTAATTGCACAGTAATTTCAGATTGCTGCTCATTCCAGCCAGCTGAAGCAGAAAAAGACATAATGCTACAGCCTAAAAATAGCGTTTGTTCAAAACCGCCTACAATACCAGTGCCTCCGCACTGCGCAGAATCATTTTTTACTGGAGCTGCCATTATATTATATAATTCCTATAAAATTTTTAAAAATTAGCAAATAGTTGTGTCGTAATCTGTGCCACAGTCTTGATAAGTCCAAGACACTGATCTAGAATATCTTCCATTAATCGGATTCCAATTTATTATATCATTTGTTTTGAAAACTTGGTCATTTGCAGTAGTCAATGCAGTCTCATAATTACAAATAAATGTTTCCACTTGAGTGCCAGGATTAAATGCTTCTAAATCATTATATGTGGAACATGCAGTAGGAGGAGGAACCACTAATTCTACCGTAACATCTCTACTAGGCGCTGTAACGGTATCTATTGCTTGTAAAACTGGACCTCTTCCTCTTCCTAAGACTTGCAGGGTTGCAAACACGTCTGTAGGATTATTATCCACAATTGTTACATTTTCACTTAAAACATTGGTAAAAAATGAACATGGGCGATCATTAAACTCATAACTATAACTTATAGTACCTTGAGAAGGCGAATGTGAAACTTGCTTTGACGCAGGAGATGGATTTAAATTATTTGTATAGTCTTTAAAATAAACAAATTGAGCACGAGGAAAAAGTCTATCTTGAATTTCTGTCCATCCAGATGCCGCATTATCGTATGCTGAAGTAGCGGTATTTGTTTTCAATCCCGTTGTGGAATAATCATTTACTTGCAAACCCTGAATTGTTCCCTGTATAGAAACATTTACATTGTTTTGATCTATGCCTTGCCTAATATCTACAGAAAAATCTTCTGTTATATTTCTTTCAATAGCGGCTAATCCCGTATTAGCACCAATAATATAAAATAATTCAGTAGCGGAAGCAGTTCCGTTGCTTTCATTAACATTGCTAGATCTAAAATTATCTAAAACAATAAAATCAGCCGTGTTATTTGATAAATTGAAAAACGGTTGAATGGCATGTCCCCACATTTTACCATCGTCTGTATTTGTGGCATCATACCCCAAGTCACTTCCAACACCGACTGTAGTAATAAAATCCCAAGCATTTTCTGCCGCTTCTTTTAATGTTCCAGGTTCTGCTACACCAGTCCATGATCTACGGCCTTGGCAAGTTACATTATGAACAATTTTACATTCAAAAGGATTGTTTTGATCTTCAGTATATGTTGAACTTCCATCTTGTTTGCCAGTAGGGATGTTGGTATTGTCGGCGGTATCCCAAATAAAATACCTTTTTGTCTCATTTAGAAATTCTACATCCCATGTTTCTTCATAGCTTTCAATTTTTGCAATATCCCCACTTGGATTGTCAGCAGAATCATCATACTCTATTTCAATAGTATACGGGATTGTGTCAATCCAGTTATTATTAGACTCATTAAAAGTTATATCATTGATCCAAGCACGTTCTTTAAAAATTTCTGTAACACCACAAAGAATAGTTAAATATTTTCCGTCTTGATTTAAGCCAGACCTTAAGTTTTCCATTAAAGTCCAAAGACTGTCCAAACCATTTGGATCTGCCACTAAAACACCATTCAAGGTCATAGTAAACGGAAAATTAAATGGATTTAACTTATTATCAGCTTGAACCGCTCGCCTAGTGATATTAATAATCGGGACTGGATCAAAAGTATAAGCACCATAGGTCATAGTTGTACTTTGAAGAGTCATAATTCTACCTTTTTAAACAAACGATGTATTAGTTTCACCAGTTATTGGGTTCACCGACTGATTAATAGCTGTTTGGATTTTTCCAGCAACCATTTCTTTAATACCTTCTTCCATATTTGCTAAAGCCTCAGCTCCATTAATAACCACATTAACTTGTATTGGAGCAGATTCAATTTGAATTCTTTCTGGAATAACTATATTTTTCAAACTTTCAGCAGCCTGATTAAGGCTAGTAGAAAATTGAGCCAAATTATTTAAACTATTTAAAGCAGATGTTAATTCTTGACTGGACGTACTAAACATGTCCAATGATCTAATAGCTTCAACACCAAGTAAAGGCTTGCCCCCATTAACTTCAATATTAGTAACAGAGCCGCCAGATGTTGTGTTGCCTGCTCCTGCCCCTAGTACCAAACCGCCATTTTGGAATCTTTGTATACCCCCTATTGTGGACGGCTTACGTGCAAAATTTCCATTAATACTTTCTAATAATCCACGATTTTGTTGTGTGGCGCTTTTATTAACAACAAACTCCCCAGGCTGAACAGCAATTAAAGTGTTGTCTGCTCCCAACATGCCACCAGATCTAAATCTTGGCCTGTTCAAAATGCCTAATCCTAACCTATCTAATATTTCCTCTGGCCTTGAATTTATAGTGTTTCTTAGAGAGCGACCCAGCCCCTTAGCTTTAAACTTCAGTCGCTGATCAAAATTAGGACTAAATTGGACGGGGGCAGGACCAGCTTCACGTATCACCTTTAAAAATCCTGGGGCGTCTGCACCCAAACCATCCACCGCTGTAGCGCCGTCAAAACCAAAGGCTCCCTTTAAAAAGGCGGCAGTTTGACCACGCTGTGAACCAGGAGGAATAATATCCCCAGCCTTCCCTGTTCCTGCAAGATCGAGAAAATTCCTTACATCTTTACTTGGGTCTGTCTTGGAAAGAAGAGAAGGCACATCTAGTAATGTTCGGCGATTTCTACTTTCTTTGGCTCTCCTAACTCCTATTTCGAATTGTGCGCGTCGTCTATCATCGGCGGATAGTCTTCGTCGTTTATCAATAGCTGGCCCTGGCAGAATAAGAGACTTTTTCCGAGGCCCAGGCCCGAATCTAAGTTCGTTTTCTCTTTTTTCCGCTTCTCTGTCAAAGAAAGGATCAAAACCTGGGATATTTTTCTTGCCAAATTCTAGTGCGGCTTTTTCTCTTTCTCGTCGCCGTTCTTGTACTCGCTTTTCTACAGATCTACCAGTGATTTCCTCAATCTGTTTTGATCGGGCTGCTCTTTCTTGTCTTTCTGCTTCTACTGAATCTAAAAGACGGTCTCGGAAAGATTTTACCTTGTCAGTTGGTTCTTTGTCTGGTCCAAAACGAAAGAGTTTAGACTTGGGATCAATGCCAGACCTAATTAAAAAATCTCTTCTAGATTGTTCTCTTTTTTCTTCTTTTAGTCTTTCTGCTTCTGCTGCTTCCGCATCTCTTCGCGTTATTCTTTCAGATTCTCCTCTGACGCCACCAGCTATACGACCAAAAAAAGATCCGATTTTAGAAAACCTAGCTTTGTTTCTTTGAAAAGCTTGTATATTTTCACTTTCTTTAAAAAGAGCATCCGTATCAATGTCTTCAGACCCAACAGCCTGTTTTGCTCGGGCTGCTCTTTCTTGTCTTTTTAATTCTAAATTTCTTTGAGCAGTTGCGCGTAAGAAATCACTTGAACCTGATGTAACTTTTGGTCTAAATCTATCAGTGCCATCAGTTACAAAAATATCCGAACGAACGGCAGCCTGTAACTCTCCCGCTGATGGTCTTGGTTTAGTTAGATCAACTGGGAGTTTTGCGATTGTCTCTTCCGCCGATGGTCTTGGTTTAGTTAGATCAAAAAACGGTGCTTCCTGACTCTCCTGTCGCCTTCGTCCTCTCAGCCGTCTCCTTCTATTTAGAATAGCTTGAGCGCTTAAACCACCGCCGTTCCTAAACCCAGGAATTTCTCCACCAAACCTAAAGTTACCATTATTCAGATTTTCCAAGAAATCCCGATTACCTCTAACAGCCTCACGACGAACAACAAATTCCCCTGGTTGCGCATTGATTAATTTAGAATCTTTATTACTTCCCTGTATAGCACCTGGAATAAAGCCACCACTTCTAAGAGCAGGAGGAACAGGTCCGACCTCGCCTAAAGGCGACTTTGCGTCTATAATTACAACTGGAATAGCCTTGTCTGTCGGAATTTTTACAGTTACGTCTTTAAACTTATCTGCTATAATATCAGGGATCTTTCCAAATGCAGTTTTCTGCTCATTAAAAACTCTTTCTGAATTTGTTTGCACATTATTGGCAATGTCCTGAAATGCTTGTGCTTGAGCATCTAAGGCAGCTTTCTGATTTCTTAAAGCGTCTCCAAACTGATTTGTAAGATCTCGTTCTTGGCCTTTTCCCTCAGCATCTGTAAGGAATTTAGCAAAACCAGCATCTAAACCAATGGCTCGCAGAAAATCTGTATTACTTTTTGCAATTGCGTCACCGACTTGTTTAGGAGCATCTCCGCCTTGAATTTCTCCTAATTGTCTTAAAAGACTGCTACCTCCAGCAAATTCTTGAGCTGAAACTTTTCCTCCTCCAATAATTTTTTGAGCTGATAATACATCTTCAGCAAGTCTTTGCAATTCTTGTGGGTCTGAAGCAGCTATTCTCAACCTAGAAGAGAAATCCCTCCCAGCTTCTCTTCTTTTTTGGAGTTGAGCTAATTCTTTTTCAATCGCCGCCAACTCTAATGTATTATTAGAAAGATCATCAAGTGCTTGTTGAAGTTTTATTTGTTCTAAATTGCTTTTCCTAATTTCTTCAGCTAATCTTTTAGATTCTTCAGGAGTAGTTGCGGCTCTTTGTTGTGCTTCAAGATCACGAACATTTGCTCTTTCTGCAATAAGCGTACTAGCGATTTGTCTTGGGTCTAAAGTTCCAACACTAGCTACAATACTAGACTCAAATTGTCTCTGAGGAGCACGAAAGTCTTCTTGCAACCCTTGGAATCTTCTAACTCTATTAGCTATATTAGCCCCAAACTGATCGGCTTTTCGTTGTGCAGAAATTGATTTTAGTAAAGCCTTATTAAGATTTGCGTAATTTTTATTTAACTCGTTGGTAATTTTATTAATGGCATCAATATTAGCACGGAATGTTTCGAGGCCTACGGCACTTAACTGATTAGTAATCTTATCAATAATTTCAGTAGGATCAGCGCCTTCAAGTAATTCCTGTAAATTTCTCTGCCCCTCTTTTTCGCCTTTGCCCGTCGCTAACTCACTTATAGCGGTAATAAATGCGTTTTGGGCTTGTTGACCAAGACCCTGAAATTCAGTTTTTTCAAATAATTTTTTTACAACCTGTTCAGCACTTGCGCCCTCAATACCAGAACCACCAGCTGCTGCTGCAAGAATTTGTGGACCTTTATCAGCCAGGAATTTTGCGTCTTGTATAGTAGATCTTAAATCTTTGATAATTGCTGCTTCTTGGCCTTGTTGATCCGTACCTATAAATCCACTAATACGGTCCAACTGTTGATTAAGAAGACTCTCGTCTGCAAGCGCTAAATTTTTAGGCAATTGAGTACTAATTGTAGCCGCACCACCTTGAGGTCCAGCCTGAATACTTGCTAATGTAGACCTAGCATCTTCACCAGCACTAGCAGCAAGACTAGCGGCCTCTCCCAAAGCAGCAAGTCTAAAATTCAATAAATTTATTTCCACGCCCGCTTTCCTAGCAGCTTCAGCAGCAGCAATCTCAGCATCTATTAATTTATTCCTAACATCAATTGTTTTCCGTTGCTCGTTTAATATGGCCAGCCCTTCCGACTTAAGAGCCGCATCTCTTATTGTGGCATTAGTAAAATCGTCGCCAAGTTCCTGTCTTACTTTTTCAGCGCGAGTAGCGCCAAGCTGTCTTGCTACATTCTCAAGTCCGCCTAAATCTCTAATAAGATCGTCAACATTACGTCTTTCATCTGGTGTCCCAATAGCTCTATTTAAAAAGTTGAGGCTTTGATTAGCACTTTCTCTAAAACTATCAGAAATATCTTTAGCAAACTGGTCCAAAACCTGAGACCTTGCTTCAGCTCTAGCCTCATCAGCACCTAAATTTGGACCTAAAAAATCACGAGTAATCGCTAAGAAAAAGCCTTCTTGATTTCTAATTGCTTTTTCTAAATTTCTTTCAGTGGTATCTTGACCAACACCAAACGCACCACCTGCGCTAATAAGACTTTCTCCCGTCAAAATTTTATTAAGAAAACCCAAGCCAGTAAATGCAGTGCTTATCTTAGTTACATCAGAAGTAAGAGTAGCGAGACTGGTTCCAGTATCAAATTGAGCTTGACTTGCTAAATCAGCAGCTTTAGTAGCTTCAATATTTGCTTTGGCTAGGTCTTCTCCAGTTGTTATACCAGTATCGAGCCCTTTTAAAGCATCCGCAACTCCTTGCACAGTTTCTGCAAGCTCAACTCTTGCTAGATCTGATGTTTTTTGATCGAAGGCGTCTGTTGCACTCGCAAAAGCCCCTGTTAAACCACCTAGAACACCGCCAACAACCGTTCCCACGCCAGGAGCTATTGCACTTCCAATAGCCGCACCAGTTGTCGCACCACCAAGAGCACCAGAGATACCAGCACCAGTAGCAGCCCGTCCTGCGGTTTCATCCCCAATAGCGCCCTGAATCAAAGGAGCAGCAAAAGAAGTAGCTATTAATGCGCCTGGACTTCCTAATTTACTTCCTATTGATAATGCTTTTGGTCCAAGTTTAGACGCAGCGCCAGCGATAGATCTTCCAGCAGTTACTCCAGCACGACCTGCAAGCCCCCTAACACCACGAGTTCTTCCAAAACCAAACTGATTGGGTCTTGGTCGACGTGCCGCTCTATTGTTTGAACCTCTTATCTGAGCTGTTTCACCAGCTATTTCTGCTTCAATTATATTGCCCGCTTTTTTAGATCCTACCGTCATACCGTCTACAATTGAACTACTGAGGTTATCACCTGCTCTGTCTATTGAAGTCGGATCTATTACAACTTCAATGGTTTCGCCAACGTTGGGAGAGGTTAATTGTGAAACAGTTGCTCTACCGCCTCCCTGGAATTTTTTAACCATTCCGCCAGAAGCAAATCTCATCAATCCGCCATTTGCCGCTCTTCTAGAAGATCCAGAACCAGAAGACTTTTTAGTATTATTAAAATTACCGACAACATCCTCAGCAAAAGCTTTACGAATTACAAAACTGCCTTCTGGAATATCTGTTCTAAATGAATCCGAATTGCCTCTACCAGGAACCCGACTAACATCAGATAAATCAAAAGAACCTAAAGCACTAGGATCACCAGTCTCATTAAATTTACGCAATGCGTTCTCGCCAGCTTGACGTGTTGACTTTGGACCAAAAATCAATTCTCCAGGCATGGTTAACGCAGGAACAAGGCCTTCTTCATCAAAGGCAAGATCTACAATTTCACCGCCGCCTGCCCTAGCAACAAAGTTAGCATTCCTAAGATTACCAGCAACTGCTTTGGATACACCAAAACTCTCTTGAACATCTTTAGAAGAAAGACTTTTTTTACCACGTTGGTCTTTTTGCAATGACTGTAAAATAGGTTGAAATTCTTTATCAAGATCATCATCAATCTTGTTCAACTCAGGACGAAGATTGTCTACTGTTTGATTTCTTACTTTTTTGATTAATGATCTGAGCGAATCTCTAGTGAATGAATTTTTTGCATCTGTTGCTTCATTGGCTAATTTTGAATCAAATTTAGCACCGAGACCTGGGCCTAAACCTGACGGAAAATCAAAAGTAGTATTAGAAAATTCTTTTTCTGAAAAAGGATTGCCTGCTTTTAAAAGCAATCCTTCAAAAATATTACCACTGATCTGGTCAACATTAATTTTCTTTAAAAATCCAGCATCTATATTAGGAGCAGTATTTAGATTAAGTTCTGGTTTAAGTAATTGTGCAGCACCTTCAACAGTGTCTATAACACCAGATAAAATCCTGTCTTCTATTCTTACACTGTCATCTGCATCTAATCCTCTAATTAATAAATTAAAGTCCGTGCCTTGTTTTAACCTGTTTTCAATTCCTTTTTTCTGTTTGTCATATTGTTGCAAAGCTTGTCTAACTTGCGCATTGCCAACGCTTTTAGCATTTATTGTTTTTGGAAAAGCCGCTCTTGCAGCGGAAGGTCCAGCAATACCTGCAAATTCAGAACCTTCAACGCGACCAATTGTATTTTCACTGATATCCCCAGGTCTCAAGAAAATTGCACCAAAAGTACCCTCATCATCCAATAAAGCATCAGTCTTTTTAATAAAGCCAGCCTGTTTACCAGAGCTTCTAGAAAGTCTTACTGTATCAGAACTTGCAAATACATTTCCAATACCAGCTCTTTCTCTTCCTTCTTGTCTAATTTTTTGAATGCTTCCTCTATTAAATCGTTGAACATTGCCACCGCCACCAAAACGACTTACCTTACCACCGCTGGCAAATCGCTTTCTTCTTCCAGTGCTACCCCCACCTCCAAATCTTTTTCTAGGAGCCGATCCTCCACCACCAAAAGAAGATACTCCAACATTGACGCCAACTTGTCCGCCAGTCTGAAATTTAATCGAACCGCCGCTTGCATTTCGACGGCGTGTAGAAGGACGCGATGCAGCTGATGCTCTAGCAGCCGTTTGGCCAGAACTAAAGCGACTTCCAGCTATTACCTGAGAAAGCCTATTTATTGCTGAAGTATTAGCAGTTGTTGCCGAAATACTAGACTGCATTATATTTATAGACGCTCTTAAGGCCGTAGTATTTGAATTTAAATTACCAGAATTTAAACCTAAAGCATTTGTGTTAGCCCTTAAAACAGCTTCTGTGGATTTACCTAAACCTATAAGAGTTTGCTGCACGGCAGCAGTAGATTTTTCCGTAGCAGTTTGAGCCTGCTGTGCCGCTGTATTTCGAGTAACAGCAGCAGTATTACTATTTGTAGAAGCAATGTCGGATTGATCAGCACCAAGACTACCAATTCTTGATCCTAAACCAGAAGCGCCTCCCGCACCAGCAACACCAGAACGAAAACCTCTTGTAAATTGAACAGCACTTTGAGCAGCTTTGAAAGCGGTAAATGCAGCAAGCAAAGGAAGAACGGGCTTGACTGCGCCAGCCAAATCAATAAAAGTATTTGCTACTTGCAAAACTCCTTCGGCTATACTGCGAAAAGTATCAGTTTGACTGATATCACGAACTAATGCCAAAAAAGATTCTTGTGTCTTTTGAAACTGAACTGCAAGTGATTGCTGGGCAGTTATCGCATCTTTGGCCAAAGAGCCCTGGCCTTCTGTTGCAACCTTCAAAGCCTGTTGGGCAGTTTCAAATTGCTGAATAAGCGGAATAACTTTACCAATTTGTCTAAAACCACCAAGCTCTTCTACGATTTCTGCAAATCGGAGATCTTGTGGATCAAGAGAACTTAGGCCGTCGCTTAATCTCTTAATAGCTTCAAAAGGACCAACAAATTTACCGTCTAGAGTTTCAAGCTCAATACCCAACTCTTTCAAAGAATCAATTGTACTTCTTCTTTGGATACGAGTGAAAATTGTACGTAAACCAGTAGCAATCGTTTCAGCAGATTCACGAGTTGTTGCACGAACAGATGTGAATAAAGCGATAAACTGACGAAGAGATTCGGTGGCTTCCTGATCATCTCCAGCAGCAGCAGCAAAAACGCCACCAGTACGTCTAATCGCTGCAATGATATCGCCCGACTCAACAGCAAACTTACCAGCAACAGCATTGATTGAACTTAGAACGCCCTCAAGTTCAGAAGTCTCAATATTAAACTGACGTAATGCAGCAATAGATCCTTCAGTAGTTTGGGTGATATTATCAAATGTAGGAGCAAGATCTGTTTTGGCTAATGCTTCTAAAGCCTTTTGAGTTTCAGCAGCCGTGAAACCAGCCTGTGATAATGTACGTGCAGCTAAAACCAATGAACTAGAAGAAGCACCGAACGTAGTTGACAATCTTGTTATTTCGTCTGTCAGTCCTTTTAATAAAAACTGAGATGTTCCAGTGACCTGCTGAACTTTGATTAATTCTCTTTCAAACGCAATAGCTTCTTTAGTGGCGTCACGAACAGCATTAACAAAACCAAAAACGACGCTTGTGGCCACTGTAAATCCAGCAAATCGCCTAATAGCTAAACCAGAGACTCTACCAAAATCTTCCATCTCAGAAGCTGCTTCGGCAGCACCTCTAGCAGTAGAGGCAATAACGGCATTGGCCTGTGATTGAGACCTTACTGATTTTTGAGTAGAATTCGCAACATTAGAAAATGATTGAGAAAGACCTGAAAGATTATTTCTAGCCGCTGCGGAGGAAGCCTGAATATTTTTTAATCTTCTCTCCGTCTCTGCAAGTGCTTTGTTAGCTTCTTGTATTCTTTTAGTCACACTAGCATCAAAGTTGATTTTCACATCACCCTTGACGTTATTTAATTGACTGCGAAGCTTGTCTACTACTGGCTTAACGCCAAACGGACCTTGGATATTTAATCGGGCCGTTAGATTAAATGCTGTTGCCATAATTTTACTTTATTAAAAAAAGTGGTCATATAAGAACAGTGATTAATGAGCAAAACTCACTACGCACTATCCTATATGCCACTTTTCTTTCCGCTTGGGTTTAACTATTTAGATTCAACAGTTTCTTCGTTTTTTGAATCAGCTTCTTCAGAAGAGCTTTCTTCTTCTTTATCTTCTTCTTCAGAAACAATAGGATTATTATCATCGTCTAAAAATGGGCTTCTGTCAAATGAATAATTACCATCATCATCAAGTTTTAAGCCATCTTTATCAACTCTATTACCATCTTCATCAATATAGTGGCCCTTTTCATTAATCAAACGGCCAGTTTCATCAACGAGTTTCCCTTCTTCGTTAACGAGTCTATTTTCACTATCTGCGAAACCAAATTCTCTCAAAAACTTGTTTTCTTCATAAGAATCATCAAAATTTTCAGACAAATTATACAATAAAGAAGCTAATTTTGAAGCTCCTTGAACAGCATAATCTTCAGCCTGATTGTTTAAATAATCGTCCATATTATTAAAAACAGGTTTCTGATTATCATTATACACCAAACAGGAACTTACCCAATAATTAAACCTAGCATTATCGGCTTGACCTTCAGCAGTATGAACATCTAACTCTGTTCTTTGTGCAATCATGTCTCTAAGATCTAATCTCAAACCGCGCAATTTTATAGCAAGCTTTTTTGCTTCAGATAACTTAATTCCACCTTTTGCAATACTTTTTTCTATAGAGATAATCTCTTCGCTGATTTTCCCTAGCTCCTCTTGCTTCTTATCGTCCCACATATTTTGATCACGCATAAAGTCATCTAATTTAGCACGAAGTAAAGCGCCTGAAGAAATAGCGTCATTAAAAGCCCTATTATAAATCTTCTGGCCCTCCCTTTGCTGTACCATATTTGGTTTGCGAACCAAAATTTGCTTCATAGTTCCTTGAACTTCAGCTTCAAAAATAATTTTGTCAACTGTCTTACTCATTTTCGGTTAACTCCTGATTGTCCTGTTTTATTAAAAAATTATATTGGCTTTTATTGTATTTAATGGTATTATTATCTATTTCAGATAAAGCTGCCCTCATCTGATTATTACCATTATTTAGTATTTCTGTTCTTGCTAATTGCCACTTTTCTTTGAATTTTCTCTGGGTTTCTGAAAGATCACTGTCTGGCAAACCGTGTCCCCACAAATCCCCAAATATTTTTTCAAATTTAGACAACGCACCAATCATAGTAGTTCTAAATTTAGTTTCCATGTGTCTTTTTAAGGTATTTTTTGAATGAGCCTCATACCTTTTTTCATTAGCTTTTTTATGCGCTCCTAAATATTTTTTATCCTCATTATTAGACATTGTAATTCCTTTTCCTGTTATGTTTTAATTTTTAATTTTTAATTGTTTAGCGGCACTAATTTGCATTTTTCTATCTTCAAAATTTGCGTCAATAGCTTTGCCTTTTGTTTCAAGAACTTTTTCTCTCTGTTTCTTAATAATTTTTCCTGCTACAGAATTCATATTATCTATTTGCTCGGCCTCTTCTTTAGAATTTGCCATAATATAAATTTCATCTGCCTTAGCAAGCTTTTTGTTATTTTTTTCAAACTCTTGTTCTTTTTTACGTGATTCATTTTCTCTTCTTATAAAAACCATCCATCCGTCAAATAAATCATCGTCTTGAATAACAGAATCATTTGGACAATCAGGATGTTCATAAGCAGAGTCATACATTCTAGAAAATAATATTAAACTTTTTTGTTCCTCAGACAAAACAAAGCTTTTATTTTGAGGAAAAGGATTACCTTTATTAATGCTCCAATAAGTTTTCCAAGGATCGTTTCTTGCTATATCTCTTATATCTTCAATTGAAATAGAATATTCTATTTTTTTTGCCATTATTCTTTCCAATAAAGAAAAGTCAACATCGTCTATAGAATCCCAAACCTTTTCTTCATTATGATATAAAGTCTCCATTACAATATATTGCTGTCTAACCATTTCGGCAAAACCTTCAATCGTCAAGTAATCTAAAGAATGCCTAATATTTATTTGCTCTGTATACTTTTTTTTAACTAAATCCAATGTATTTCTTGTTTTTTTAAAAGACGCAGGATTCATTAAACTATTAAAAAGATTGCATTTTAAATTTTCAATTTGTTTGCTTATTTCTTCTAAATTTTTATCAATATCAAATGAACATAAATCTTGACTAACTAAAATTTTTAGACAATCGGATTGTCTTAAAATATTATCATATCTTAATTTATAAGCTGCTTGTTCATAGATACTATAAGATTTTAACCTAATTTCTGGGCTGGGATACAACAAGGAATAAATTTTATCATCTAGTGTTATTTCTGTATTATCAGATATAAGTCTATAGAGAAGCATTTCTCTCCTTGTTCTTTTGTCCATTTTTAATTATCGCCCTCGCTCTTTTTAGAAACTAAATCTAACTGATTTCTACGTGCCTTACTGGGTCACGTTCCACTCATTAGATCCTCAAGAGAGTCATCTAAAAGACTTTTACCAAAGATTACCTCGGAATCATCTTGTTCAGCAGTAGGAGTTATGTCTACATTAGTTCCTTCTTCCATTATTTCAAGGTGCGTCCCTAGAAATTGTGGAATGTCTTTAGAAGGTTCTTCTTCAATAATATCTTCTTCCATTTCATCGTCAAACGATGGCTCTTCTCTAGTTTGAATATTATCAAGCGCCCATTGTTTACTAACTACTTTATACTCTACAGAATTCTCTGTTTCTTGTGTATGTATTAAATACCCTTTTTCTTTGCAGAATTCATTAAGGGTGTTCATAATAAATTCTACATCAGTACTATTTCCTAACTTTTTTGTTAATTCCACCATATCCGAGTGGGGAACTCCATACTCATTAAGATCGTGTTCTAAACAAGGCTCACCACATGTTTCGTTTGATACATCACATGTTTCACATTCAGAAGACTCCGAATCATCAGAATCAATTTTTTCTTCTAAAACAGGCAGAGTGCCGTCAGAGCTTGCGATATCAAAAGTATTATCTAAATCAAAAGAACCTGGAGAAACAAGATTAGTTAAATCTTTTAATTTTTCTTGAGATTCTTTAAAATCGTTTTGAAGAACCTCGTTTGAAGCTAGTAATTCATCGTATTCTTCTTTTAGATTATCATACTTTAATGAAAGCTTTTCTTTGCCATCCACTAGCTCTTGAAAATTTAATCTTATTTCATCAATTTGGTCGTTATGATTTTTTACGGTATTGGTAAGATTTTGTTTTACCGTTTGAAGCTCTATAAAAAGTTCTCCAACTTTTCGATAGATAAAATCAACGCTCTGTTGCGTAGAGATAACAGGGTTATTTCCAGACATAAAATTTCCTTTTTCCTTTTTCCTAAGTGTTTTAATAAAATAAGGGGTTAATAAAGCACTTGCCAGTCAAGGTATTCGTCTATTCAACCTCGAAAAGAGGCGGCTATCGCGACATTATCAACCCAATCCTAATATTATATACAAAAATATAATATTTATATAAAAAAAACGGAGCCTAGTTTTTCATAGACCCCGTTTTTAAGTTTTAGTCTTACTCAGTACCGCCTAAGTATGTATGACGATCAATCCAATCAAAATTAGCAGATGGATCGTTAACATGCATGACAGTAAAATCATTAAACGTAGTAAACGAATAACTAACTGTAACATTACCACCACCAGCATCGCCACCACTGTAATTAACAGAGGCCAACTTGTTTTTAAGACCAAGATAAATTCTTGTTCCATCACAAGTAGCAATACGGATAGTTCTATCGGTCAAGTTACCGCTATCACCCTCACAGAACGATGCGCTTTGCGCGACTGGAGTAAGGATACCTTTTTCAGTAGCAGAAACCATGTCACCAGAAGTCGATGTAACTTCAATTTCACATGTAACTTCTACAGGGAAAGTAACGGTTCGGCTATATGGACCTTTTCTACCAAGCTCATTAATGTCTTCTCGACCAAGATCAGTAGAAACAGTAATACTAGAAATATGAGCATCAAAATCAACACCGTTACTCTTTTCATTAGTACCACTGTCAGAAATTCCCCAAACTTCGGGAGGAAGAACGGTGGAATCCGAGTCGCCGTATGCACCATTGCTATCAACACCAGAAGTCGACGCGGTATTATAAACACCATTGAAAATCATGTTTTCACGACGATTTACACCGCCCAATGGGGGATCACCAGCAGAACCAGTTAGTGGTGCGTCATTATTAGTCGTGAAAGCGCCGCTAAAAAGAACTTCGCCTGGAGAACCGATGCCAGTGCCAGCATTGGCTTTAGGATCATTTAACCATAACTTGTTATTACCAACAAGAGTAATATCTTCATTAAAGTTATCATCTAGAGGGAAATTGTAAGAAAGACTACTTACAAACATACCAGAACATTCAACCTGAGATCTAGGATTATCTTCTGCCGCAGACTGTGCATTATCTTTAAAGATACCTAGAGCAAAAATTGACTTTTCATTAGATCTTCCTGCTAAGTCAGGAGTATCAGCTGTTCTAGTAGCCAAGTGATACATCAAAGGATACCCATCGAGTACTTTATTCATAGTAACTTCGATGTCGGGAATTTCTTCGATATTTTCGTAAATAGCCAATTGACCAAGTTCGAAAACCTGTTCAAGGTTAAAATTGGTAGAAATACCAACTGATTGAACACCGTGAATCTCTGTAAAACCAGCTGTTTTAAGGCCACCCGACTGAGGGTCGGCTTTAAGACCAACTTGCTGAACAGCATAATAAATTCTTTTATTTTCTTGCTCTGCCATCAGAAAACTCTCCTTTTAGGAATAGATGACTTCAATTTTTTCGAAAAAATATAATATTTTAATTAAAATATGGGCGCTGTTTGTGCATAATTATACACCGATTAAGGGAAAAAACTAATCATTTAAAATAATCTCACAAGTCATTCTAACCACACCTTCAAAAAGTCTAGAATTCAAAGATTCTACTTCAGCCACTTCTGTCCGACTAAATCTAACAGAAGACTGGTTCCAAACATAACCTGTATCTGGATTAACTAAAGCTGGATACGTTTGGGAACTATCCACAATTTCTCCTCTATAGTCCAGAGGATAAGCATCAGCAGCAGCTATTGCGTCATTGTCAAATAAGTCGATACTTGCGTCAAATTGGCCGCGAAAAATATCGACAAGTTTATTTCTATCATTTCTATTTTCAGCTAAAACATGAACTAGCACATCTTGCTCCACCCAAGCAGCACCATCTCCTAACTGATAAGGTCGAGACATAGATCTAGGAACCGCCTCAATAATTACGCAAGGCATTTGAAATCTATGTTGAGAACCAACAGACCAGCTACCATCTTCTAGTTCTGTAAACTGAACATCGTCTGGTCTAAATGAACGATATTGTAATTCATTCCACCACGGAACATCATCGGCACGATAAACTTGAGCATATCTATAACTATATTGAGCCTGTACAGTCGAACTAGAGGATATGGGAGTTGCAAAAATAACTCTTCCTAAAGGATAATTAATATGATCTGGTGCAGTTACAACACTGTCCACTTGAACTACGGCTGGACTAGTTGGATTATAAGTTACCGTATCCGTACCAACATAATCTACCCCAGTTTCCCATACCCAATCTTTTCTAACCGACTCCCATACTGTTCCAGCAGTGTAAGATGGATCATCAACTTGTCTCAAAGTGCTAAAATCACCACCGTATGCTCCTGGCAATGGAATACTTACATTTGTCCAGCCACCAGCACGTAACAAAGCCCAGTCGAACCATGTTTTTAAATTAACTTCTAGTTTATTCATAAGGTATGTATCACCAATGTGATTAACCTGCTTAAATGAATAATTTGTTGAAGGCATGACTGTAAACCTACCGTATAGCTGATTTTAATTGATTTTGAATTATTAACGTAACTTCATCTTGAATATCATCCAAAGCCCTAGTAACAAAATTATTATTATCAGTTCCAGCAAACTGAGGAGGGACTCTCCAAGTAGACCCTCTTGCACCTTGCATGATAGCAATACCAGTTCTAGAACGCTTTGTTTTAGAACTATCAAAAGTAATATTATAATCCCTAATTATGGCCCTATCTCCAAATCTAAGAAGCCACTCAAGCCAGTTTAACTGCTGTCCTTTTTCGGTTACTAAAGCAGCAAAGGGACTGCTTAAAACATCGGAATAGTCGCTTGGAACCATGTTTATAGTAAAACCAGCTTGTATTTTACCATTTTTTAAAATAGCTTTATTTTTAGAAATTTTTATTCCTTTAGTCCATATCTGAACAATACTTTCAATTCTATTTCTTCCGTCTGGCAAACCAAATTCTCCAGCCAACTGGCCCCCACTTAAAGAAGAGACTTCAGGTTGATTTAATATTGAAATTTTTACTAAATCTTGAATTGGCTTTAAAGAACGTGTAATAACTTTATCTAAAGCTTTATTTATATCTATAGCGAGAGCTTTTACAATCCTTTTTTCTATTTCTTTTTTACTCTCGACTAATTTTAATGACGCTTTAGCCATTTTCTATTCTCTTCCACATTGTTAAACAAAAATCACTAGCCCCCATTCCGCAAGGTTCTGGCTCACTATGTATTTCAAAACGAGGCCTAACTATCTTATCTAGAGAAGTGTCTATAATAATTTCTTTTGCTCTACGTAAAGTAGAAAATGTACTAAAAGCACTAACGGTTTGAACAAAGCCTTCTGGAGATTGAACATTTGAACTAATGCCTGGAATCCAACTTTTGTAATCATAAAGAGGACAAAGTTTAATGTCTTCGGTTTGCTCGTCTGCTATTTTTCCAGCACCACCGCACATAGGACATTGACCCATGGCAAATGGGGCTGGACCTCCTGTTTGATATCTATTTGCGGATTTATTTCCAATTGGATCATAAACGCAATTAGCACAATCACTATATTTTGTAACGCCGAAATACAGCTTACAATCAACAGAACAACCTCGAATAACCTCGGTTATCATGTTTACATGCAACTGCTTAAAACTATCGGTAATCATGCCATTAAAAGGATTTGTAGACATATTTTACGCCTATGGAGCATCGCCAGTATAGTAACGGGGATCATCAAAACGTTCGTCAAGATTAGTACCATCTTGAGGAGTCGCGTCTAAATCAAAGCTTGCGATATCAAAAGTATCATCAAAACCAGGAGAATTCAACTGTTGAACAGTTGTTCGACCAGTCTTGATAGTTGTGATACCGTTTTGGACTTGACCAGTATCACCACCAGCATTATTTTTAACAGTATTAGCCATGTGTTTAAGCCTTATTAAATAAAGTTAGTTATTATAAGTATCATCAATTGCCAGGATGAACACCTACAAGATGCCATTATAAGGATTATTCCCTGGCTCAAATTCAACCAATACGGCCACAGTGTTGTCTGTTCTACCAACAATAATTCTTTGCTCTCCTGAGCCAGAAACAATACCTAATCCAGCAGGAACGCTTCCTTTTACTTCCCAACCGTCGGGAAGCTGATAGGCGAGATAATCAGTATACGATCTTGTGCCAACTGGATAAGATCCCATAGCCGTATCCCCTGGACCAATATCTCTAGCAGATTTGGTAGGCAGACTAAGCTTATTAATAATACCAGAATCAACTGCATTATCAAGATAAGGATTCAAAAACATTTCCGCGCCATCAAAATCAGAATCTTGAACACCAGCACCATACATAGTACCAGTAGGATTGGCTTTAACCAAATCCATGGTTCCTTTAGCACCGTCGTTAAATTCTGTTTCCCAGTAACTACGAACACCATTCTCAGGAGAATTTCCTAATTGTTCATGCGGGGTTTTCTTTACGTCAACAGGCATCTGTGGAGGATTTAAGAAAACTGATGTTACCTGTTTTTCTCCCTTAACAATGGTTTTTCCAGTCAAAGTACAAGTATTTGCGGTAGAACCATCTAATGGACCTTCATTGATAAATCGGTCATGAGTATTAAGCTCAATTCTACTAGCGGTCACATTTGCTATTCTGTATTCACCATTATTGTCTTTTGAACCAACACCAGTAACCGTTAGATATTGACCAGCTTTAAATCCATCGGTAATAAAGCTACCGCTACTACATTCAACATAATCAACACCACCATCACCGAAAAGAGAAACGAACTTAAAGGTTCTACTTCCACTAGCAGATGCCGTTGCATTACCAACGGAACTTTCAGCAGTTAGAGAATCTGTACCTTCTAAAGTCAAAGTTGTAGCAGCAACGCCTCCAGCAGCTACAGTATAAGTCCCGTCATTACTAGCACTACCAAGAACGGTGACAGTCATGCCAGCCGAATAACCGTCTGTTACAAAGCTTCCAGTACTTCTTGTTATAGTATCTGGGTTTGCATTATTGAAACTTAAAGTATCATCAGAAGTTGTTTCATCACTTCTTTCAGATCTTATGTTAAGGTCTTCTACAGAGTTTTCATCAACTTTTACATCTCTTGCTTGACTCCAAGTATCCCTAATAGCAGCTATTGATGTGCCAGGATAACCTTGACGAGAACCAGGACCACTGTATTGAACATCGCCCCATAATTCATAATACGAATTTTTGTCCCACCACATTTCTCCCTTCATGACGCCACCAAGAGAAGAACCTCCAGTTTCTTGGAACAAGTCATCGCCAAATGTATCACTACCTGCTACATGTCTTCTGGCTGCCCAGTAATTACCCGCCCAACACAAACCATTTGATTGACCAGGAACCTGATACACCGAGGACGAGCTTCCTTGTCCTCTGTTCCACCACATATGAGAATGAGCTGAACTCAAGCTGTTAGCATCCAACGGCGGTCTAAGTTTCAAAAAGGTGGTACTATCAGTCTTAATACTAATGCCAGTTCCCTGTATGTAAGACTGATAATGTCCAAAAGTCCAGGTTCCTCCTTGACCAAGAGACCATACCGAAATACCGTCAAGAGTACTTCTAACACTAGAAGCACCAGGATGACCAATGGGGTTTCTTTCTTGCTTTCTGTATTTTGAGTGCCTGTGCTCCCTTATATGGTTGCCCCAACCACAATAATCGCTTTCAATAATGTCGTCATAATGTTGAACGGTTTTTATGTTCCAAAAATCATTGCCACATGCTTCTCCCTCGTTTGCAGCACCTGTTCCACCAGCACTCCAAGCATCCATGGTATTAAAGAAAGTGGAATAAATCATAGTTCCCGCAGTCGACCGAACTTCAAAACCTTCTCTTATCATCCATCCAGTATTAGAAGGTTTGTTATTGAAATTGTTAGTAGTATCAGGCGTATTATCTATACCATTCTGCACAGTAGCCCCAACCGTAAAGTCTGATACATACATATGCGAAACAATATCATTGTCTGATGCAACAACTTGAGCGGCTATATTATGCCAATATCCGTCTTTTACGTTTTCAATACCTTCACCGTTTAGATCATAAGTTTGGCACTTGTCCCAACTTAATTCACAGCGAGTCATCATAATTCCATCATGTGACAAGCCGCCTCCTTTAGCATTAATAACGACGGTATTTACAAAAGACGATGACGTATCATTAATCCGATTTCTCATTATAGGCTCAAACTTTATATTATCAAACCAAATCCAGTCATTCGCAATAGTCCAGCGAGGAGTTCTAACATCACCATTACCTCTAATAATAAGTGGATTACTGGCAGTTCCACCAACTTGAGAAATAGTAATAGATTCACCATAGCTTGGTGAATTATTTTGACCAAATCCATTTTCTCCTGGGTTATAACCAGTTGGATCAGTATAATAAGCAGCTCCATTTCCATCTAATGTAGCAGTAGAAGTAACATTTAATTCTTCGGTCATTTGATCAGTAAAGCTACCGATCATACCTAGTTTTGTTGTACTTACATTAGCAATAGTATATCTTCCATCATTAGAAGCCGTTCCATTGACTACAAGAGACATACCCTCAATAAATCCGTCAGCCACAAAATCTCCTGGGGAAGCACCGCTCGCTTCTACTAAACCACCAGTTTCAAGAGTGCAAATTTTAGAATTGGTTTCGTTTGTAAACGCTGAACCAACAGTTATTCCACTGGCAGTAACAGCAGTAATATCGTACCAACCAATATTATCAATTTTTGCACACATGGAACCATTTCTGTTTTCACCACCGTTTTCTGGACCTTGATCACTAATATCATCCCCAGCATCTAAGGTAATGATTTGGCAACTACCATTAATAGTAAGTCCATTGCCAACATTATTTTCAGTTGTTAAATCATCTCCTGCGATACTTGATTGATATCTATCTACAGTAAGCACACCACTTGAAACATTGCTTAAAACATATCTTCCATCATTACTCGCACTACCATCAACAATAATTTGCATCCCCTTGATAAACCCGTTGTCAAGGAAGTTAAAATTATCATTTGACGTAATTGTTTCATTCGTTGCAAAAGAAAATTCTTGAGAACCAGTAATACCGCTGGCTTGATTTGCCCCTGAGCTTGCTACAGAATCTATCGTTACAACCTTGTCATTACCCATTCCATCAAGAGTTATTCCCATTCCAACTTCCCATCCGTCTGCCAGCACGTCTCCAGCAGAAATACGGATTGTATCGTTAGAACCGCCACCTTCAACAAGAGTAATTCTTCTATTAGGAGTAGCAAAAAATCCGTTTTGACCACAAACACGAAGCTGCATACCAGATGCATACCCGTCATCAATAAACGAGCCGCCGTCACTTCTTGTTACTTCATTTGTTCCAGCAGTGAAGGTAAGAGTGTTAGTAGCGCTGGCCTGAACTTTAGTGGCCTGCTTAAAATTCAAAATTCTACTGGCAGAAGCTTGTACTTGTGTGGCAACTCTATCATCCTCATGCATGATAATAATGTCACCAGAAGCAACGTTCACACTGTCTGCAAGTACAGTATCAAGTTCAGCTCGATTATAAACATTCCAAACATTCTTGGCACCTAAAACAACACCACTGCCAATTGGCCCTTCATTAACTAAACTATCTCCAGAATCTAAAGTAAGAGTTCCAGCAGTAACAGCATTGATAGTATATTGACCATTATTATTTGCAGTACCAAGAACAGTTAATAAATTACCTGAAGCAAAACCGTCTGTAATAAAGCTTCCACTTGGACATGTAATAGTATCTGGAGTTTCGCCTAAAGAGTCAGTAAATGTAAATTCTCTTGAAGTGTCAATTCCTTCGGCAATTATAACACCAATACCTTCGCGAGGAAGTGCTTTTGTCTTTGCGGTCATCTCATAACTAGCAGTTCCAGAGGGAGTAAGCGTACCCTGTATCTGAGCACTAAAACTTGGACCTTCGCTAGTCAAAGTGCCAGAAGATACCGTCATGGAAGTACCAAATGGTGTCAAAGTTGCAGACGAGCTTAATGGACCTTCATCGGTCATTACAGGCGAACCCGCACAATCAATAACACTAGAAGTAACACTAGATACTGCGTAAGTTTCGTTGTTATTTGAAGTACCAGTAACAGTTAGCGACATTCCTGGTTTAACGCCATCCGCTACAAAATCACCAGTACTACCAGTAATAGTATTACCAGCAGCAGTAAATGTAAGCGTTCTTCCAGCAGAAGCAACGATAGCAGTAGGAGTTTCATAAGTAACACTATCTATTTCATAATTACCGTCATTACTACTAGAGTTACTAACAGTTACAATCATGCCACTAACAAATGGTCTAAATGCTTCTTGATCAATACTTGATAATCTGGATACATTGATAGTGTCAGTGTTATTTTGATCGGCTGGATTTTCAAGGTCTGCCGTACACATAAAGTAATCGGTTACATCATCAACAAACGTAATAGCAACGCCATCAGCGGTGGCCTCACCAGAGATAGGACTTGACTGAACAGAAACATCAATTTTTACCTCATATTCTGTATCTGGAGCCAAGTTGCTTATCATTCCATTTAGTGTATTCCAGTATTTAGTACCGTCTGTGTCGCCTATTCCATAGGTTGGGTGAACCCTATGCATACCCAAGGTTGTTCTCCATTCGCCAGACGGAGGATCTAATCTACGACGATATTGAAGATTACCTCTTGCAACAAGCTTGCTATCTCCTTCAATACCTTGTTCTATAAACAAAGAGTCTGTAGTGGGATAACAAATCATTTCGCTTACAGCCGCAAAAGTACTGCTATGTTTAGGCGAAGGACTATTGGTATTAATCTGATCAGAAATAATACCAAAAATATTTCCACTTGGCGATACATATTCAGTTGCAGACGAGTCAACAGCTTTTATATGAGTTTGATGTTTCAAAGATCTCAAGAATGTCATCATCTCATCTTGAGCGTCTATATCATAATTTCCAGAAGCAGAACCACCGATAATTCTTAAAACACCGTTGTCATCAACTCTAGAAGCTGTCATATTGATAGTATCAGTATTATCATGTATAACAGCACCAAAGCCATCTCTAAACTCTTTACGAGACATTAGAAGAGTGCCGCTTGGTTCGGTTAGAATTTCATCGTATCTTACCCAGGTATCTTCCCAAGCTGGCATCGACAAAGGCGCACCAGAAGCCACATCCGTACTAGCGCCAGCATTCCAATTGGCTGCGCCACTAACACGATCAACAAAGTCAAGAGCAGGCTGAGTGATATAATTAATATCTATTCCACTAGCAAGAGTTAGGGTCGTGGCAACATTAATTGCAGGGCTTGTAGACTTATGAGTCAGATCCAAATTAGTTAAAGAAGGATTGACGTAAACATCACTAGTTTCGCCTGACTCGTAAATAGCAATATTAAAGATGTCATTGTCACTACCACTGTTGTCGTCAAGGACATTACCTTCACTATTTGAATTTACAAAAGTTCCTGCCGATAAAATACACCCGCTACCAACTGGACCTTCCGATGTCAAAGTTTCAGCAGCATCTAAAGTAAGAGTCGTTGCTGCTACAGCGGTAATTTTATAAGTACCGTTATTACTTGTTGTTCCGTTAACGATAACGTTCATTCCAGACTCAAATCCATCGGTTATAAAGCTACCAGGACTAGCACCTCCAGCAGTAATAGTATCTGGGTCTACATCATTAAAGGTAAACTCTCTATTTGCATCACCTTCCACAGAATTTCTAGCCAAGGTTGCTGGGCGAGTTCCCGAACAAGTAAGAACATTATTCTTGAGGTCAACTTTATCAGTATTTAAAACCTTAATCAAAGAACTTGTGAGATCATTTACCTCGCAGTCCAAAACCGTGTTATTATATACTCTAATAGAGTTATCTGCTTCTTCCGCTGGAGTAACGCTTAAAAACATACCAACACTTGAGCCTGTTCCTTGGAGACCGTAAATAAGATTGTTAGTAATCTTAATTTCACCATGGTCATCTCTACAATGGAATAAACCACCTAAGCTATTATTATTGGTATAACCGTGTAATAAACAACGATCTACAGTAAAATCTAAATTCGGACAATATCTGAATGTAAACAAGCCGCGATTCGCACCATTAGAATTCGGAGCATCTATTTCTATTTCTGTCCAAGTTATTTTTCCAAAAAGATTTGCATTATTACCATGGCCAAAACCATTGTCAGAATAATTATGCTCCAAAATAGTGCCATTACCGCCTGGAGTACCATAAGGCTTGCCAGTAAACCCTTGGCTAGTAACCGTAAGTTCTGTAGCAATTTCATCCCAGGTTCCCTGGAAGTAATCATGAGTATATCTAGCAGCCGTATGAACTTCACCCTCTATGAAAATCGCTGTTAAAGGCAAAGCCCCAGCTTCCGAAGGATCGGAGAATGCGTACTCACCACTGTTTGATTGACAGAAAGCTGTCCAGTTAGCATAATCGCCAGTGCTACCAATCAGTACTGTTCTTGAAACAAGATTTACAGTAACATCAACTTGTCCTGAATTTGAAACCAGTGAGCCGTTTGTGCAGTCATAGTAAAATGTATCAGACCCATGGAATCCAGCATTAGCCGTATATTGTAACTCTTCACCAACCTGAGTAACAATTCCGCTAGAAGGCTGCGTAAAAGCATTAATAGTGAGCGGCAATGAATTAGGATCAGTATCGTTAGCGAGTACGTCGATAAGCACAACGCCACTAGTTATAGTATCATTGTCCACAGACGCTGCATCGTCATTAGCAATAGGAGTACCAGCAACTTCTATAGTAATATCACATCTTGCCGTATCACTTCCGCCCTGTCCATCACTTGCAGTATAAGTAAAGAAGTCGCCACTGGTAGCACTTCCATCATGAGTATAATCATATGAACCGTCTGAATTTAAAGTAAACGCTGAGGCGTTACTAGGACTAGCAAGCACAGTAGCTGTTAAAGTTTGGCCTTCTGGATCAGTATCATTTGCCAATACACCGCTAACAGCTGGTATATTAATAGTGCCGCTATTTGGGCAGGTAATTGGCGAAGTATCATTATTGGCATTAGGCCACAAATTAATAGTAATATCACATCTTGCTGTATCAGTTCCTCCAGCCCCATCACTTAAAGTATATGTGAAAGAATCTCCACTGGTCGCAGTGCCATCATGAGTATAATCATAGGAACCATCAGAGTTTAAGGTAAATGACGAAGCATTACTTGGACTTGAAAGAATAGTCGAAGTCAACGTTCCATTTTCTGGATCAGTATCGTTTGATAATACACCACTAACAGCACCAATATTGATCGTACCACTCTGTTGGACAAGCTCTGGAGCCGTAATGTTATTAGCATTAGGAGTAAGATTAATAGTAATACTACAGGTTGCGTTATCACTAGCCCCATTATTATCAGTAGCGGTATAAACAAAAGCATCTCCACTTGTAGCAGTTCCGTCGTGTGTATAGTTATACGAACCATCCGTATTCAACGTGAAAGATGAAGAATTATCTGGACCACTAACTAAAGAAGCAGTTAAACCGCCGCCTTCTGGATCAGTGTCATTTGACAAGACGCCACTAACAGCAGGAATATTAATCGTACCACTTTGCTGAACAACCACAGGAGCAGTAATATTATTAGCATCAGGAGTAAGATTAATCGTAATACTTACAGTACCAGAAGCAGAGGATACACCGCCATAAATATCAACAGCATTATAAGTAAATGAATCACCGCTGGTAGCAGTTCCGTCGTGAGTATAATCATAAGAACCATCAGCATTTAAAGTAAACGCCGATGCGTTGCTAGGACCACTGACCAAAGAAGCGGTCAACGCTTGACCTTCTGGGTCTGTGTCGTTTGATAAAGCGCCGCTGGCAGCAATAACATTAATAACACCACTCTGCTGACAAACTACTGGAGCGGAGATATCATTAGCGGTTGGTCTTGGATTAATGTAAAGATTAACACTAGCTGTATTACTAACATTTCCAGCACTATCAGTTACATTATAAGTAAATGTATCCCCACTTGTAACAGTATCATTATGAGTATAATCGAAACTACCATCTGCGTTTAATATTAACGTACCATTACTAGTAGTAGCAACTACAGCAGCAGTCAAATCTGGGAAAACGTCGCCTTCTGGATCACTATCATTAACAAGCACGCCATTAGCAGCGTTAACAAGATAATTGGCTTCTCCCTGTTGAATTACGTAAGTGGGAGGATCATAAGAATTATTATTAGCTGTTGGTTTTAGATCAATTGTAAAGCTGGCTGTAGCAGTATCAGATAGACCTGATGGGTCGGTTGCTGCATAAGTAAATGAATCAGAATTAACAGCAGAATCATCATGGAAATACGTGAAAGAACCATCAGAATTAAATATAAATCCTGTGCCAGATGCCGAACCAGCAAGCAACGGGCCTTCATTAGTAAAGGTTTCATCTACAGTAATAACACCAGCAGTAACAGTATTAATGGTATAAACACCGTCATTCAAAGTTGTTCCAGCGATAGTTAACGCCTGACCAGAAGCAAAACCATCAACTGTAAGATCAACATTAGTGACACTTAAATTAGAAGGAGCAGTAAATACAAACAGTTCACTAGGACTAGCATCACGATAACCCGCTGTAGCATAAGTTGGATAAACGGTAACGGATGCGGTCAGAGGATCGCCGTTAGGATCGGTATCATTACTGAGAACACCGTCGCCACTAGCAACGACTAAAGAATCGCCCTGATTTAATGTATAGAAATTATTACTGGATATTGGGGGTAGATTACCAGAACCATCAGCCGCTAAATCACCAGTCCAATAACGAATTTCATCAAAACGAATATCTAGATTTGGACCTTCACCCAATCCGTTGTTGTCAAAATCCTCTATTGGAAAAGTACTATATCCAATGGAATCTAAAGACTGAGTATTTATTCTACCAGTCTTAATAATAATTCTACCATTATTAGAATTACCAGAGTCACCGCCCTGATTATTTTTTACTGTATTAGCCATATTATCTTAGAGTCCTAAGAGCATTGGATACATTGAAGTGGCCTTCTGTACCATAATTACTAGGTACAAAAGTTTCATTAATAAAGGGACTAAGGATACCTTTGCAGAAAGCAGAATTACCAAAGTCATATTGATGTTTCAATTCTTCGTATGTTCTACAATAACCTTTGTCAATCAGGGTGCCAAAACCTTCCATTCTTCTGACAGTTTTCATAACGGTAGGCCCACATCTTGCCTCAAGACCAGAAGCAAAAGCGGCACAACGAAGAGAACCTTGATCAATCATGCAGGCAGCTCTTAGTACAACAAAATTAACAAAAATATCATCAACTGGACTAGATGTAGTTGGATCTGGAGAAATATCAGGAGTAATTACATCAATTGTGTAATCCTGGTCCAGAATTATATCATTGTCAACATACTGTGCTGACACAGCTAAAATCTGCTTTAATCTGTCGTCCGAGAAATCTACCCCATCGAAGTCTTGAATAAGCACTCGGAGCATAGTGATCATTGTAGTATCCCAGGCCATTTTTTAACTCCTTAGAGGTTCTCGTGTACTCGGAATTGACCAATATCAGATCGCCAAGATCCAGTAGGAAGCACAATATATGCCTGAATTTTCCAGTTTCCCACTTCGTCTAAATCACCTAATATCGTTGTATATTGGATCTGACCATCACTACCATCTGTAGTAAAGCCAGCTGTAAAAGTCTTAACAACCCCTTTTGGAGATTTAAAAATCAGTTCCAAGGTTGTAGCAGAAGAAATATCAATAGCGGTTTGTGTGGCAACCCCATTTGTTTCGGTGCAATCATTGATTGTAGCACGAAATATCGTACCGATATCACCTAAATGGACTTCTTCTGGACAAGAAGTCGAAGCAGAACAAGAATTAGTTGCCATTTGATTAACGCTCCACGTTTGGGAATTCTACTGTTTGTTCTATTATACGGTTTTCTGACAATAACTGCACAATTTCAAAATCTTGCTCATTTGTTCTATAAACTGTTCTTGGGTCGTCTAGCAGCTGGGAAACTGTAAAACTAATACTTACAATATCTGGATCTCCCAGATCTGCACTAGCCCCCTCGTGATATGCCCACAATAACAATGAACCGTCTATCATAATTATTCCCTAATAATATAGGTGTATTCTTTATAATACACCAATTAAGGTTCCCCGTGATACATAACACCACAAAACATTTTTAATTGACCAGAACCATTAGTAACTCTAAGAACAATATCTCCAACAGCTGGCGTTACCGTCCCCGCACCTCTTGGACTATTCATAGAAACGCCCGTATTAATACTGCTATCGTTTAAAATCTTGTAATCACTAATTATTCTGGTTGTATCGCCACCTGAAACCTCAAACTTTAATTGAGAAGGTGCAAAATTAAAATCTTCTCTAACATCAGTATTAACTGGCAAATTGAAATCTACAGCAAATGCCCAACAAATATCGGAGTCAACACCGTCTATCCTGGTAATAACACCAATCTCAAATTCGCCTTCAGGGTTTCCAGAGGCTTGAGCTAGGTGAACATTTATAGTAGAAATGTCAATTCGCCCACTGGCATCATGAGGGAAATTAACCGTATCATCCAGGTCAATTAAGATCCAATCAGTATTTCCAGTACCAACTGCATCATCATGAACAACAGCATAAACATTTCGCTCACGTTCGGTACTAGTAGTAGCCAGTTCGCCATCTTCAGTTACTTTAGCGTCATATTTTGTGGCACCAGAAAAGAACTCATCACCACGAATCTTCATGGGAACTGGATTAGAGTCGGAAACATCCCCGTCATTAGAGCCATCAGCACCAATAACCATTTTAGATCTAGGGTATTTTACGCCTAGTATCTCATCGGCTGCTATATTAACCCCAGCTCCAGGTGTAATCGGTACATTGTCTGCCATTTATATTACCTCGTTAAATCTATGTCGATGAGTCGTTGAATAACTAATGCGAAAAATACTAAATCAGGATCACCAGGAACTACAACACCCGAATCAAAAAACCAACCGTAGGTTGAAATAGGAGTAAGCTCCTCGTCTATTGCAGTACCAGTATACCAACCATGGGTAGAGATTAATGTTAAATCAGCCGACATTAGGTTCTATTCCTTTCATTGCCAGCCTTAGTCAAAATATATCTAACAGTAGTATTATCTCTATCATAGAAAGTAAATGTACCAGCTGGGCTTTCAACTATTTTACCAGCCGACATAGCCCACAAATCATTCATAACTTGGCCCATGGAATTAGCAGTATCAAACGATGCTGCGGTAGCTTCCCAAACGTCTTCCATAACATATTGAGGACTAACAAGCTCATCTCTATCTACTACAGCCGTACCACCAGAATTATCTATAAGCTCACCTACTCCAAACACACGAATGTTTCCGTTTGTCACGGTGGCATCTAGCTCTACCCTTGCGCCATTTAAAGCAAGAGACATAGGCTCTGCACCTGTTTTATTTTGAATTTTAACTTCACCAATAAGTCCACGGAAAGCTACTGATTGACCAGCTCCTGCACAATCTATAATTGGGATATCTGTACCTGGACCTGAAGCAGAAACTGCAACACATTTATTAAACATGGCAATACCAGCACCACCCAAAGTATTAGTTCCCTCTCGGATAACACACTGTTCAAAGTGACCAATTAGCCCAGCAACATCTTTCAATGCACATTGAGTAATATATGTATTACCAGTTAATACACCAGTAAGAAGCAAATTCTCAAACTCACAATTACTTGTAGTAACAGCTCCCCCTACTGTAAGAGTAGTTGTTCTAGGACTTCTGCCAAAGAAATTAATATCATCATGATCTGCTGTTAACGTAACATCGCTTTCAATAGTAACATTTCTAATATTGTTTGCTTGATAAACTGTTTTTGCATCAGCATCATTCTTGCAGGGAAGACGAACTGTACCATGAGGGAAAAACGTACCAGCGACTGGCTCATTTTCATCAATGTAAACTGATCCATCAATAAACTCAGAAAACTGAATACCTTCTGGATTAATTAGGCGATTCTCGATAGTAGCACCGCCTGTGAAATCTGGGTTTAACCAATCCGCAGTTCCGTTTAGAATAATAGTGCCAGAAACACAACTGTTATCTATCGTTATTTTACCAGACAAAAAGTTGATTTCAAAAAGGTCGCCAGAACTAGCCATATTCGTAACGATGAAGTCACCATGAGCATTTTCAAAGTCAACAGCACAGCTGTCATCAATATACCCACCAAAGTCTACCGTAATATCAGAATTGGCCTGAATAGGAGTCACATTATTGAAAAGAATATTACATCCATTAGCTACCTCAATAGTTCCACCTAAAGCAATAACGTTTGCTTGTCCATTGGCCCCACTTACGTCAATCATCCCGCAGGTTTCAAGAAATGGAACGCCTCCATTTTGCTGTCCTGTTAAAATACATTTTATAAAGTTTGTAGAACCAACACTAAAATTATTCATATCAATATATGGAAGATTTTCACCAGTTATAGTATACCCATCAATATTTCTATCTAATGCAACATCACCTAGAATTTCAAGATGCGTTAAATTTCTATCACTAACTGCTTGAACAGCATCTGGGAAATTATTAAATGGAGCGCCTTGATAACCATTTCCATTAGTTAAAGCAGTTTCATCAAGGAACACACTACGAACAACCTGACCGTGCGTTTCATCAACTCTTGTAAAGATTGTTTCATCAACAATTGAAGCGCCACCAGTATAAGTAAATTTATTAGCCCATTTGGCAACACCGCGAAGAGTTACATTTCCAGTTGTTACACTATTATCTATAACAATTTCTCCAGACGACATATCTAAAAATGCAGTCTCAAGACCATTCTTATTTGATAAAGTTACTTTACCATGATAATTTGTCATGATTAAACCAGTTCCACTTCCATCAAAGTCAATTATGGGACCATTAGAATCAGATTCATGACAATCGACAATTTGTAATGTCGGATTAAGTCCACTTAAAGTAAGAGTTCCAAGCAAACCAGATTTTTTAATAATTCCATCAATAAAATCTAAATCCTGAGCAATAGCATCCGTGATAACAGCACCACCATCTAGAGTTCCAGTGATAGTAGCACTACGAAATTCACAATTAGTAACGACGGCAGCTGGATCAATAGTTATTGTCGTTTTAGTCTCAGATTCTCCGACAAACTCAAAATCAGTAAAATCATTTCCGCCATCAAGAGTAGTATTACCAATTACATAAATTCTTTTAAACCCTCTTTCAACAGCAATAAGCAAGGCATCCGCAAAATTATTAACTGGTTGTCTAGGGGTTCCAGTTGGATAAGTAGTACCGCTATTACTAGTCGTTAAATCAACACTAACACCGTCATTGAAACTAGCATACTGAATGTCTAATTGTTCCTGAAGCGTAGCGGACGACGAAGCGGTTCGGACGACTTGCACAAAAGCTGAAGGAAATATAGAGGTAATTCTAGAACCAACATCATCTTGTGCAACTAAGTTACCACCAGTAGCATTACATTGGGTTATATTAAATACTTGATACTCATCACCGACTTCATATAAATTATCAGTTCCATTGACCAATATTCTAGTACGCAATTCTGTAGGAGATATTACTTCAACCACGTCAGCAATACTATGATCAGTAAAATTAATTACTAAAGAACCTCTTTGAATTCCAGCAGCAACGAAATCAGCATTGGTATCAATAAAATTATAGGTTGGCCCTAAAGGACTACCAGCCTGTGCGCCGCTACCAGTAGTAACAGTTCCAGTCTCAGCGGGAGTTCTTCTTGCTTGGAAAGAAAGCTGTGCATCTTGAAGGTCAGCAGTAATACCAACCAAAACCCCGCCCCCCAAGTCTTCCTTACCAGAAGCATTGAGGAGTTTGGGGTTGGCCATACCTGGAGTAGAAAAACTATATTCATCTATGCGGACAGTATCTACTAAATCCTGCATAGTGATTTCAGTAGATGGTGCGGCAATTTCGATGATTCTCGGACTTTCCAAATAATCAACGGTTAAATCATCCCTAGTAACCATCTATAACACCTCTTATTATATTATTTTTATGTATTTCTTAATTCTTTATCTCTTTGTTCCGCAAGAGCTAGAACTTCTCTAATCTCACTGATGCTATCATAATCCTTTTCTATGGTAGAATCACATCGCTCAATCGCTTCTTCAAATTGCTCAATTTGTTGATTTAAAGCTTCAATATTATAAGGAGGAGTTTTTCTTCTAATATTTTTAATCTGTTCTTTATGCTCTTCAGGATCTAATTCTTTAATTTGCTGATCAGCCAAAGTAACTTCTTTAATCAAAAGTCTGTACTCACCAATCTTCTGTTTTAGATCCTGCTTGAAATTTTTAATCTTTTTAATATTTCCTTCGCACTCCTTGATTTGGCTCTGTAGAAATTTCACGTTATGTTTAGGGAATTTAGCAGCAATATTGCTTCTTTTAGTTTCTCGATCTGATTTCAAGAACTCGGCTAATCCCTCCTTGGCCTCATTTCCTTGACCAAGGGGGAGATTACCGATTTGCATTCCGTCAACTCTAAGTGAATCTACGCCTGTTTTTCCAATATTATTATCTTTCATTTCCTATTTGTCCTTTCTTTTTTTAAATTAATTATTGAGCAATCGTATCAGGCTGACGCACAACCGTAACCGTCGTGTTACCATCGCCCTGAGTCTGATTTAGCGTAAAAGGAAGAATAACCTTACCTTGACGCACATTTACTACAACATCAAAGTCTGCACCAGTCTGCTTAGTAAATGTATTATTAATCGAGGTTGTTGTAGCCTCAGCATCAATAATCAAGTCATAAAGATTATCAGTAGTGGCATAATCTTGAATCAAAACATTGATTTCATAACTATCACCATTTGTGAAAGTACCAGCACCAACAGTGTCATGTACTTCAGCAATAACACAACTTCCATTAGAAGCACTAACAATCTCATAGTACTCATCTTTGGCTGGAACTAATACAAGCATACCTGGATTAACACCAGATGTAGCAAAGTCAACAGCAGAATCATCAAGCAGTGTTGTAGTAGTACTAGCACCAGCTGTTCTTGGCCCATCAATAGGTTGAATTAAAGTAAATTCTCCAGCACTACCAGTAGTTCTAGACGAATACTCATACTTATGCTCTTGTTCTTTAGTTGTCTCGACAATTCTGACGTAACCAACCTGTGGAACCTCAACGTCGACAGTACCAGAAGCTTTAACAACTTCAGTCTGCTTGGCGTTATAATTTGAAGCTGAAAGATCGTGCATTCCACCAAACTGATCTTTATTAATGATACCAGCAGTACCAGTATCGCGAGCTACAAGGATTCTGTCCGATGCAGCGGTATTCGTAACGGTAAACGAAACAGTATTCGGAGGAGTTCTCAGAGTACCAAGATCGTCCGTAAGAATATAAGACTGCTCATCACCAGTATTAAAGTTAATATATGAAACTCCGCGAGCACCGAAGATCTGTGAACCCGTAAAGGTTCCAAATGGACTTGCTTTAGGAGAAGTAAAGTTATTAATACCTAAAGTGCCAGTATTTACTTCAACAGAATCACCAGCACCGCCTTCATCTTCAACTCTATCACCATCAGAGAGAGAATCAAGAGATGTTTGCTGATCAGTAGTTGAGAAATAGGTTGGCGAATTAGTAGTATTGTCGTGCAGGAGACGAGCTGTCCAAGTTCCTGCTGTTACTGTAATATCATCACCTTCAGTGAATGAACCACTAGCATTAGTGTATTCGATAACACCGTCCAAACCACGGTAAGATTCACCAGGAATATTTACACCAGCACCAAAAAGATCGTTTTCATCAGCACCACGGCGTGTGATATACTTGATTCTTTCATAAACCTTGGCGATTGGAACATTACCTTGGCAATCAAACTGAACAGAATAAGGCTCTGGACCAGTTTCTTCATCATGGTCGACAAGAAATCCACCAAGAGCTAATGTAACAGTACCACCTTCACCAGCGCCAGCATCTTTGGGACCACCACTAGTATCACCAGGAGCGCCATTAACACTACCGTCACCATCATCATTAGCAGCAGTATCAAAATCATACTCTTGCAAAACATCAGCATTACTAAAGTCGGTCAAGTCACCAACAAGGTAATACTCGATAGTGGGTGTAGTTGTAGAAGGATTAACAACGTTGGTAATAACACCTTTTGAAGCGGCATCTGCCCATGTACTACCACCACCAGTGGTACTGAAAATACCATTTCCAACTTCCCATACATCCGCAGTAGCACCAGTAACATTTAAGGTTGCATAACCTGTAGTGTTATTAATATCTGGAGCAGAAGCCAACGGAAGTGCAGAGAAACCACCAGCAGCAACGTTAAGACGGAAATTATCGTACAAAGATGTATATCTTCGCGCGAAGACTTCCACGTCGCCGTCTGCGATTGTTACGCCAGAGTTCTGAACCTGGACAAGAATCGAAATAATACCAAGAGAAACATCAGGATCAGTAGCCCACCACTGGAAACCACCAGTGCTATCGGGAAGCTTAATACGATCTTGATAAATATAAACTTCTGTTGCACTTGGAACGGCACCAATCGCCTGAATTGCAGACCATTGAGTTGTACCAGAAATAGCGGCTACACTAGTGTTAGGTCCAGCACTTCCATTAGTAATACTCAAAGCACCAGTTCCATCAAAAAGATCTTCGTTTGGAACTTCTGGACGAATCCAAGCAATTAAGCTTCCATCAGGATCTTGATCAAAGTCAAGCAGGGTTCCAGTATCGCCAGTACCACTTTGAGTAATTCGCTTACCAATATCGGAAGTAGCGAAATCAGTACCACCGCCGACGACATAACCAACCTTTAAAACACCGTCGCCAGTTCTTGTAGTAGCAGCAGCTGTCCAGGCTGCGGTAATAGCACCTTCTTTAAGATATTCAGTTGAAGAACGAGGAATAAAATACCAGTTCTCCATCGTGAAAGCGTTCGGCGTCGTAGGAAGCATAGCATTACGAAAACCCATAGCAATGAAATCGTCCATTGCGTCAGCAACAGCCGAATACAAAGCACGGGTTGTGATAACACTTGGAGTACCGACGAAAGAAGGATCAATACGAACTTGTCTAAGACCAGCAACAGCTGCTGCGTCATTGGTCTCGTCATCAAGTTCCATAATCCACTCGTCGTTAAGACCAGGAAGTACGATTTTAGTCATTTTTTATTCTCCCCTAGAAAGAATATTAATCATAAATTAAAAATTAGTTGAAAATTCTGATATATTATCCTCAATCCAGTTGGCAACGACTGTTAAGCCAGTGGATTCAATTGTTCTGTTTTGTGTGAAAGGCAAATACCTTTGTGTGTCTAATCTACCCCATTTTCCAAGAGGTTCTGTTGTTGTGCTAGTAAAAGAATTTAATCTAAACTTAATAGGCCAAAGAAGACCAATGCCCGTAATAGGTTCCTGTGTCCATCCAGTCAAATCTGCTAGATCCCATTCTACAACACCGTTTTGTGTTAATTCATTTGTTCCATCTGTAACATTTGGAATATCTGCCCAATTTCCATTGTTGAAGAATCCACCTCCTTGGTAATATCTCCAAACAAGATCCCAAGTACCAACTCCTGGTTGCGACATTTCAATCCAGATTTTACTAAATTGATCACCGTGAGCAAAGTAAAAATCATCAAGTGCCGCAGCAGTACCACCAAACCAAAATTGAACATCATCTGTAGTAGAACTATTAAATTCCGTAGTATTACTAATTATACCTGATCCAGCTCGTCTACTGGCACAAAAGCGGGCATTTCCCTGCCCTCTAGCCCTAACTATAACGTCTAAATCCCCTTCATAATTCTGAACAAAGCTGTATGACCCATTGGTTATATCAGCGAAACCTTCCGCTAATGTATCTCCTTCTGTAACGCTTCCGACTGTAGCATCAGCAATAACCTTTACAGCAGCGCCACTAGTACCAAAACCCTCAACCTCAACAGTAACCGAATTATTAATAGTTAAAGTACCCGTATACCCAGTGTCATCTACCGAGGGAGTATCTCCATCATTAATGATATTAATAGTAATATCAGCTGTTGAAGTAACTGGATTAACATAAATTACTCGGTTAGCAGCAGTTCCAAGATCATCTGCATAATCATTAAATGTCCAATTGTCAAAAGTAAATTCAAATGGTCCAGCTCCAGTAGGTCTTATATGTATTGCATGTCCAGTTCCATCACTATTAAACACCAAATTCTTCTGAGTTCCCGCACTTCCTGCTGTAGTATCTTGAGCTTCAGTTACAAGTATTGCTCCATCCGCATCATTGGACCCATTAAAAGTTATTGTGTCCATTGGAAAACTGTCAGCAAGAATTTTATCGCAGTTAGAAAACGTGCAATTATTAAAAAACTTATCTCCGCTTGCGTCATCTGCTTGCAGCGTTATCGTACCAAGATCAGAAAAAGAACAACTGGTAAATTCTAGTATTGTGGTATCAACATTACTCATATCAAACTGAGCGCGAGTACCAACATTAACGATAGAGACATTAGTTAATACAAAACTAGTTGTATCAGTACCATTACCAGTGACCCTAAACGGAAAATTATTTGCCCCAATAGCTCTACCACCAGCATTATTACCAAGGAAAAACCATTGTTCATTCTGACCTGAAAAATATGTGTCAGCGGTGGCGGCAGAATTACCCCATTCACAAGGAGCCCCAAATTGATATTGAGAACCAAGAGGATTCCCTATCATGCCCCAACCATTAGTAACGTCGTCAGCCGCGACATCAGCCATGGTTTCGGGAGTTCCTACTGTACCACCATTAATAGTTAATGCATAACTACCATTTGCTATATATTGAATACTATCAATAAACACGTTTGGTACGTTACCAACAGCTTTAGCTAGGTGAAGAGAACCATAGCCTATTTGAGTGATTGCGGTTTGTGCGAGGTTGGCTTCGCTTCCTGCGTAAGCCGTAAAAGTTCCAGGCGTAGTTACTACTTCGGATACATCCAGTCTAACCGAAGAAAATCCAGTTTTGAGTACTAGACCAATAGCATCATTACCACCAACAGCATAACCGATTCTATCAGTACCATCACCTATAATGATCTCTGTACCACCATTAGCATAAGTATCAATTAAATTATCCTTAATTAATAAATATATAGTGGAATCACTCATATCTATATTAAACGTAGTAGCATTTAAATCATTGTTTGTCCACGTTTCTTCACTCGCATTAGAATGCTGGGATTCTACAGAACCAGTACCTTCATAATACTGACCAACTGTAGTATTTTGACCACCTTGAGCAGCAGCAGTCCAGTTATCGGTAGCATATCCGTCACAATCTTGTAATTGTGTTCTATTATCTACACTCATTCTTCAAAAACCCTGTGATAATGTGAAAGAGCTATAGCAGCAGCATTAATGCCATATAGATCTGTGTTTTTAGGAGTCCTTATACGGTAATCATTATTATCAACAAATTTTTGATTTGACTGTGAAGTATTTGAAAGAACAAAACAAATATCTGGCTCTTCGTCAATTTGCGGGACTTCTGACAATGATCTTTTCGCCCAAGGTTCTAAAAACACTAACCTGCCAACACAAGATGAAAGAGCCTCTTCCATTGTGTCATATTGGGATATAGGACACGATTTCATATTCTCTATAACAGGGGAAAAAATAAATTTATCTATATTAAAAGCACCTTTAAGCTGTCTCCACATACTCCATTCTAATTCTGGAGCCATTTGTAAGTGTTCCCATTTGGTGCAAATCGTAATCATCGTATTCCCTAAAGTTAATAAAAAAGCCTGCGGCAGCGGGGCCGCCACAGGCTCAAATTATTTAAACAACAGGTTTCTTACAGCGAACCCAAGATAACGCGACGGTTATCAAGTGCTGCAAAACCTTGCTCTGCCCAGCCGTAGAGGCCAGCACGACGTTGACGATGAAGAGTATCGTCTTCGAAGATGCTAAGTTCTTGGCGAACTGGCATAACAAAGCTGTCGCGACGACGAAGGTCGAGACCAACAACGAGTTCTACGTCGCCAGCTGGCAATGCGCCACCAAGCTCATTATCATAGAACAACTGGTACTCTTGGCCTTCACCAAGTTCATCGAGAGTGTGCAAGTTAACACCGAAGATTCGGTTCATTGCATTGTCGCCATCAGCGACGAAAATCTCACGACGAGTAACTTCGTCAACCTGATCAACGTTCCAGTTACGGATATCTTCCATAGCTTCAGGCGAAACGTAGAGATCGGTCAAAGCGCCACGATTGTTGGAAGTCGAGTTACCACCACCATTACGACGCATAACAACCTTCATGAGGCTGACGAGTCGCTTGGTGAACTGACCAGCAGCAGCATCACTGTCGAGGACAACGATGTTACGATCAGCAGCGGCGGTAATGAGTGTGTGCCACCCATCATCATTCCACTTCTTGGTAAAGGAAGCTTCAAGAACTTCCATTGCACGACCAACAACATCCCAGCGGGCGTCACGAGCGTACTTCAAATTCCAGTCGATGCTTGCACCAACATCATAAACGGGAACCATAACATAGTCACCTTCAACGTGACGTTGAGGAATGTAACCATGATTAGGAATCGAGTAAGCAACGAATTCCTTCTCGGTTCCAGGTGCCAAGAAATCTAGGGGAAATTCGGGGGTAGCATTGGAATCAAGTTGGATGACTTCAAAGATGCCGTCCAGAATATTGCCATTAAGGATGCCCTGACGGAGCGGCAATTCGAGAGCCTTTGCAAGCTCTTGTGTTGCAGCAAGGGATTCCTCTTTCTTGAACGAACCAGATGCACGAAGCAAGCTGTTCAATCGTTCTGATGGCTGAAATAGCTTTGTTGTATTAGCCATTGTTTAAGAAACTCCATATATAAAAAAATTGAAAATTTAAAATTAACCGATGTTGATTTCGATCTCAACATAGCCATCATCATCAGCATTGCTGATAAAACGACCAACTTGATCCGAAGTCGTAGTTGTTGTGAATTCGCCATTCGCATCATAGTGAGCGGGATCACCAGCATTTGGTGTGTCGCCACTCTTCAACGAATTAGTTCTGATAACACCACGAACGAGAAGATCGACTTTATTACCGATCTGTACTTCGTCTACGTGCTGATTCAAGTGTTGACGAGTAAGGTTAAGATTAACAACGTCGTTCATGAGAACGCCTGCGGGTGTACCCGAAGGACCAGTGGGAAGTGCGACGACGGAATCAGGATCATCCATACCTTCGCCACTTGTAGCGCCGAAATTAACGATGCAACCACGCTCGGAAACAACGTTCATGAAGTACTTGATTCGCGAACCATCAGCAAGTTCGATACGATCTGGTTTAAGAGCCATTTTGGAATATCTCCCATTTATTTTTATTTATAAAAATTATTCGCTTTCTTTAGTTTCTTCAACTTCATAACCAAGACGACTAGCCAAGGCCGAACGAAGTTCTTCACGGAGTGACTCTGTGTCACTTGCATCATCGGATGCTTCTGCACTCAAAACAGGTTCTTCTTCTGCTTCAGTAGCGTCTGCTTCTTCGATAACTGCTTCATCTGCCGATGCTTCGGCGGGATCTTCAGTAATATCTTCAGATGCTTCGGCATCCTTTTTCTCTTCTTCTTCTTTTTTGTCTTCAGCTTCAGCTTCTTCATCTTCTTTTTTCTTGCCGTCATACATCTTACCAGCTTCAACAGCTGCAATAATATCTTCGGCTACCGAGTTGAACTGCTCATCGTTAAGCGATGCGAAAGTTTCAACCTTAAGTTCAGCAACTTCCTTCTCGACGCCACCATCAACGAGGTGAGCAACACGATCAGCAATAACTTTAGCTGCTTTAGCTTCATCAACTTCCTGTTGGAGAGTTGCTTTAGCTTCATTAGCTTCAGTAAGCTGCGAGGAAAGTTCTTCCTTCTCGGAAGTCAAGTTTTCTACAGAAGCGACTGCTTCATCACGAGCCTTTTCGGCTGCTTCTAGTTTGCTCGACAATTCAGAAACTTGAGTTTCAAGAGTCTTAACACCAGCTTCACTCGATGCTTTAGTCAATTCGTCGACTTTAGCCTGAAGAGATGCAATAGTAGTCTCGTTTTTCTCGTTCTGTTTTGTGAGTAAATCAACTGACAAATTATCTGCCATGGATTTATTCTCCGCATTATTTTCAGATAGAGGATTATTACTGCAAAATATTGATACACCACTTTCTTTATTAAAAGGGTTTTTTAACGACGCTTCAGAATAATTAAATGACATATTAGACTTAGAATCATTAAAAATTACACTATGAGGATTAGCAGGTTTGTCCACATACCCTTTTCCACAGAATGTGATATTTCTTAACAGACGACCTACAGTACAGCCGTCAAACTCACCAGTACCACCATAAATTCGAAGATGTTTAGTGAGAAATGCTGTATCTTGGCTACGAGCCACTACATGATACTGCTTTTCTGGAGTAACTATTGCATAATCGAAATTACTAAATAGCGCCTCCATAGAAACAAATTTCTTTCCTGCTTCAATCTCTCCAATTAATTCGCTAGTGCGAGAAACCAACTCTTCATCTTCCCAGTTTTTATAGATAACAGCGCCATTGGCAAGATGAAAAAGATCAGGCAACTCGTCCACAACAGTATTGTCGGGAATATAATTCCCATCACCATCAATAGCCCAAGTTTCAGTGATGTGGCCCACCAAACGTGTTTCGTCATGTTCTATATTAGTTGGTTTATGAGATGGAGTATGTCTTGCCAACCAAACTGGTTCTGGAGCAAAAACATCATCATTTCTATTCCAATTAGTAGTTACTAAAATAGATTTAGTAAAATATAAATCACTATCAAAAGACGATCCCACAGAACGTCCATGCATCTCCGCCGCGACCTGAAAAGCTTTTGAAAGCTGTCTCCTTTGAGATAGCTCAACTTCTGATGGCAGCCAAGGTTGAATTTCGGAACTGTAAGCAACAGACGTACTTGCTAGAATTTTATCTGCAAGACCATCTATACTCGCTTCATCTTTGTATATTTTCATTATTACCTCAATTATACACCTATTTTTGTATATTTGGATAGTTTAAAAAATTAATCGACTTTGAAGCCAAGCAAGTTCGCAGCTTGCTTAAGCTCTGTCTCTTATAGTAGCATAAACATGGGATTGTATATTTTTTCGTTCATCAGAAGTAAGCTGTCTATCCAGATCTTCTGTAACTTCTTTTTCCCATTCTTTATAAGTAGATAACGCTATTTCGGGTGTACCACTTTGCAAAGCAGAATAAATAGCCTTTTCATCAACTTTTGAAAGGGGTTCTAAGTTACATAAAACACCAAATCTAATAGCTTCTGCTTCTTCTACCTGATCAGAACTTAAACTGCGCATATTTTTCTTATCAAAAGATTCTAGCAGAATTGGATTTAAGACATCCGCAATTGCCTCTTGAGTGGCCTTAGCCCAGAGAATAACTGAAGAAGCTTTAGTCTTAGGCTTGAAATCTTTTTCTTTTCTAGGGCCAGAATCCTTAGAGTTTTTAGGTCTGCCTTGGCCTGGAACGCCCTTTTTACCTTCAGGTTGAGGGCCACTTTTACCACCAGGACCAGGAGCTGTTTTCAGTTTTAATGCTGGTTCCTCGCCCTCTTTTCTTTCTTCAAGCTCTACACCCACTTCACTAGGCGTAACCAATCCAGTCTGCACAAAGATCTTTTTCAAAGACTCTTCAGTTTGAGGATCGTAGAACGGACCAGCTTTTTCAACTCTTGTATCCTTTTCTCTCTGTAGTTGTTCTTGATTAGTTCTAATTCTTTCCATTTCAGGATCACTTCCGAAGTACTGTTGCAGTAATTCGTCACTAATAAGATTTCTATCAGCAAGCTGAATTAACAAAGATTTCTCAGCAGCTTCGTCACCGAGGTTCATTAAATCAAACTCAACACGAGCTGGGAATCTAAAGCCCATAGCTTCTTGAACAACCCTAATCTGCTCATTCCAGAAAGAGACAAGGATATCTCTACCATATTCAAGTCTCTGTGTTAATGTTTTTAAACTAACGAAATTATTCGTCGTGCCGCTTGCGCCAAAAGTTCCTGTTAGAGTGGGAGGAATACCTAGACCAGCATAAATGGCGATTAAAGTAGGTTCGTATTTCTGTTGACCCAAGAACTGATGAACGCTAGTCTTGGATTCCATAAGCTCAATATCTGGACCCCAGATCAGGTCTAATGTACCTGCTTCAACATTAGACTCTAGGATAGAGGCAAGTTTATTCGCTGCTGCCTCTGTGGGGACAATCTTATGCTCTAAATTACCTAGCTTAAAAATACGAATATTCGAGATAGCGCCGTCCAGAGCTGCTCTATCGGCCAGTTTTAGTTTTTCGTATAAAGATATGTCAAGAGCAATTGAACCAATAATTGGTTGAGCCCACTCCTGCCAATCATCTTTTTTATAGTGATAAACCTTGATTTTGTCTTCAGGAAGTGGAATAGGCTTACTGTTACTGGCAGCCTGTTTAACTTCTGTCGGTAGATTAGCTACTAATTGCTGTTCTTCAGCATTTCTAGGGTGAGAAATTATCTTAGTCAAACTCTGAGGAATCTTAACGGCGTATCTTGGATTGCCGCTAAAATTAGCTAAAGGACCGCCTAAAATATCAACAGTGACTGGATGTAAAAAGGTATACTTCCATGGGATCTCATTGTTTGAAATTTTGAGATCCATCACTTTCATATCAGGGGTCGCTCTAGCTTTAAATAAGGTCTTGCGAGTTTTATTATTGATCTTCGCTGTCTGCACTCTAACGCAAACATTACCTAATCTATAAAGGTTATTTAAAAATCGCTCCGAACGCTCGACGCCACGAACTTTTCTGAACCAGTTCTGAAAGAACTTCTCTATCCTTTTGTTGGGATGAACCAGACGAATACCTTGACTAGCAAAATCACCCATTAGATCAATAACATTTTTCACAAGACCTGTACGCCGATAAATCGCATCAGCGTGTAATATTGTGTGCTTAATATTCTTGAACTCGGATTGCTCATCAGGTCTCCATATCTCATAGTCTTTATGAGTAAGACCATATCTACCAGAAACACCAGTACCACCGATGTCTTGAGGAGAAAAACCCATTCTATGATTAGCATGAACGCGACCAGAGTATTGATCAACAGCCTTATTTAAACCTTCCATAGCTACAGTGAAATCTTCCTGATTACCAGTAGCATAACTAATATAAGAAGGGGATTTAACTGAAAGATCTTCGCTTTTGGGATACTTTCTTTCGTTGCTCACTAAAGTCGCCTTTTTTGTAATCGTATTGCAATAGTATTAATTCCGAGTCTAATACTATTCTACACCGTTTTTACGAATAACGTGACCTATTACGCCATTTTTATCGTTATTCATACCTTTTGTAAACCACTCTGGACCCTGATAAAGATCATTAGACTTTTCAGAATCTTTTCTGGCAGCAAGTTGGTGTGAAAAACCGCCGATTACACTGTACTCCACAGAAGCTGGAGCGCGCTGAATAGATCTAGCTATATAATTAGCCATTACCAAAGAAGAATAACGGTCTTTTCTCATTCTCTTCTTTTTACCTTCCGTTGTAGTAGTTTCGGGAGTATCCCATCTGTCACGGGCTCCCACACCAGTTCCAGTCCTAGTCATAACTATAGTGCAAAGCTCATCTTTTAACTCTTCTATCTCCATAACACAATCTTCTAAAGTGTCATACAACTTGTCAACCCCAAGGTTTTCAGCTGTTGTACGGTCCTGATGAGCGGCCATTTCTAAACTAACGGGATCAAACCTGGGAAATAGCAAGACTTTATCTTCAAAATCTTTACGAGTACCATGGTTGGCCATAGAAGTAAAATCAAAATTAGCGAATTGGCACATGTGAATAATATGAAGACCAGACTCAACATCCGTAGGAAGCTCTTTATCTGGATTAAGGATTTTATTAGTAGGCCACAAGAAATGTTCCCCATGCTCTAGCTTACTCGGGTCGTGAAAAGCCTCAAGAATAGCCCTACCACCACCTTGAGCATCCAACGCTATATTTTCGGTAGGAAATACCTTCATTAAATTTCTAATTTTTCTAGCGCAAAAACCATAGTAATCATGATCAGATGCCATGCCAGCCTTTTTCCTACGTTGAAAATCGGTGACATTTGTTGACCAAGAATACACAATCCTAGTATGATCCTGCCAGAGTTCCAAGACAACAATAGAGAAATTATCTTGTTCGGCAGCAGGGTCAATACCGTATACGTACTGTCTTCCAGGCGTTCCAGCCACCACAGGATCAAACCAAACGCTACCACTAGGAAGAACTACTGGATTACTATCTTTGGTGACGCAGGACTCGATCAAACTTCTTTTAAAAAACCCGTCAGAATCTGAAGGAAATACCGCTCCATATTCTTTTTGGTAAATAGCTTTATGACTTCCTGCTTTAGCTGCTGCAACAACTTTATCATCCATAAATCCTTTTGGAATTAACTCGTAAGGAATTCTAATTACAGCATAATCTTTATAATCGAAAGCCTCCTCAACACCGTCTGGGAAAAATTCTCCTAGAGTTTTAACCTCGCCAGAAGGAAGTTTGATAAGCTTTTTAGGATCTCCCTTCGACCTAATATAGGTCATATACTTCTTCCAGTAATCCGCATAGGGCATAAAATCATAATCAGCAGTACCAGCAATAATACACTGGTTGCCGCCCTTAGTACGGAAAACCTGTTCCTGATTCTCTGTCCATTGGCCCTGAGCCTGTAAAGCCTCTCTTCTTGCGTAACCCTTAACACCGTCCAAAGGCTTTTGTTCAACCGCAGCAAAACCGCGAACAACAGTTTCATAAATATCTGGAGGAATAGATGCAAATTCGTCCGCAATAATACATGTAGCACGTAAGCCTCTGATCTTGGAACCGTCGCCTAGCGGAACAAATACAGCAGTTGAGTCATTAATGACCACAGAACATCTATCGACCGCTTGACGAGGACCACTGGCTTGGGTACAAACAGACCGTAAGATAGGCGCATTTCTCCAAATGGTATCCATGTATTCATAAATAACCCTGGACTGACGGAAGGCCGAACCAACGCCCACAACCTTTGTACCTGGGATCAAAGCGCATCTAAGAGTAGCATATAAAGCTAATAAGAAAGACTTACCGAAACCACGGCTTGCTATATACATAGGAAAAGGCCTGATCCAAAGTTCTTGTAAGATAGCGGCCTGTTCAGGAAGTACATCAATGTCTAACAAAACTTTTGCTGCAAAACCAAGATACTCTGGATTACGCATAATCCTAAGTTCTAATAAACCTGGATTTTCAACATCGTCTCGATCACGACCGATTAACTGATTTTCTATTTCTTTTCCATGTAAATTACCAAGCTTAAGCCAAGCATCATCTACAATAGAATTAGGTCTTATTAATTTTTGGGTTTGTGCCATTCTAGTACATCTTGCATTAAATTAACAGCAACTCGTTGAGCAATTTCTCTGTTGTCAGCATATATTATATTAAAATCATATTTTACTTGCATACGATTTAAACAACGAAGGATAAAGCTACCATTAAGTTTAATTTTTTGTAATATGCTTGGATGAAGGTTTGACCTACGTCGAAAGACCATACATATATTTTCTGGTTCTTCGCACTCCTTACACTGAAAGTTTGCTGACATCTCATCGAAAAAAGCGTATCTTTTTTTACCTTTTATGCTACAGTCAACATTCTCACAAGTGTAACAGCATATATCATGTTTGCCATGTTCGTAATAAGGATATTCTAAAACTTCTTTTATATTAGCTTCTAATATAAGGTATGCATATGGAATTTCTTTAATTCGTTCCAATTCTTTTTTAAATCTAGCCTGAGTAATATTTCCAGCTAGTTCGGTTACACTTTCTTTTCTTTCAATACATAATATATCTTCATAACCATCTATAGTATAATCACCAGTGTCCAATTTTATTTTTTCTGTAGCAGAAACGCGAGAACTCTTCAATTCCCAGCTATTTTTTTCTCTGCTGTCTACTAATACTTTAAACCCCATTACTCACCTCTTTCTAGCTCTCCTCTTTGCTTTCGCATATCTTGAGGCGAAGCTGTTGGACTTTTTTCTCTTGTTTTTGCCAACATTTCCTTTCTTACTCTTATCTCCTTTGGCTCTATCTCGTTTTGCGTACTCTGGGTCTTTTGTTGTTCTGCCGACAATTGATGCGAATAGTCTCTCATGTTGTTCCTCCTTACCCCATATTGAATCATGATGAGTTTTACAAAGAGTAATACCGTTTGATACTATATAACGTAAATTAGGATGTTCTGACCAAGTTCTAATATGGTGAACGTGTAAACGTCGAGTTGCACCGCACTTAGGCCATTGACAACATCTACAATCCCTTTTAAGAACTTCTTTACGAAACTCTGTATATGCTGGATCTTTGTAATCCCTATCATTAGTACTGAAACGCCTTATTTGTTGTTTTTTCGGACGATATGTCATAGTTTACCATTCTGGAAACAAGTTGTTCAAAACTTACTTCAGGCTCCCAACCAAGCTTTTCCTTGGCTTTCTTAGGACACCCGCATAAATAATCAACTTCTGCTGGACGCATAAATTCTGGATCTTGAACGACCAAATTTGACCAATCATGTATTCCAGCAGATGAGAATGCAATATCAAGAAATTCTTTTACACTATATGTTTTACCAGTAGCGATTACATAATCGTCAGGACTTTCTTGTTGAAGCATTAAGTACATAGCTTTAACATAATCCTCTGCATGTCCCCAATCTCTAAAAGAATCAAAATTACCAAGCCTAAGTTTTGGAAAAGCCTCAATGCAATCAGACTTATATAGAAAATTATTATAGTCTTTTGAACAAGAATTATTACAATCTGTTGTAGATAAAATATCTTGATTAAGCCAAGCTATATATCTCCCAATCCATTTTGTAATTTTACGAGTTACAAAGTTCTCGCCTCTTCTTTCAGACTCGTGGTTAAACAATATTCCGCAGGATGCATGTAAATCATAAGCTCTCCTGTATAGTCCTACTGATTCATGGGCGGCAATCTTAGCCACAGCGTAAGGACTTTGCGGAGAAAACGGTGTTTCTTCATTTTGAAATTTATTATTTCCCTCTCCTGAGCCACTATAGTTTCTACCAAACATTTCACTGGTACTGGCTTGGTAAAATTTAGTGGATGGGTTTATATTTCTAATCGCTTCCAAAATATTAATTACTCCAATCGCATCAATATCAAAAGTAGCACAAGGTTGTGAAAATGATGTACCAACATGGCTTTGCGCAGCTAAGTTGTAAAACTCTTCGGGGCGAAATTCTGTGATTAGACTATTAACACTTGACGGGTCAGTAATATCTCCTTCAACAATCCTGAAATAAGACTCGTCTTTTAAATGTTTAATACGTTCCGTATTATCGACGGAAGAACGTCGGCAAACGCCAACTACAAAATATCCTTTATTTAGTAAATACTCACACAAGTAAGACCCGTCTTGCCCTGTTGCTCCAGTAACTACGGCAACCTTGTTTCTTCTTTTGAACTTAATTGGTATCATTTATTTTTCCTTTGCGGAATATCTGAAGTACTTGTTCCTTGACCAATATTGCGAATAGGTTTATCGTTCCATATCTTGTAAATACCAACTCTTTCATTAGCATCTTCAGCGCTTCTTGCTGGCTTTACAGAACCCCTGCTTTTTCGAACTCCAGGTCCGCCTATGCGAATTCCCTGCCTGTCTTTAGCAATCTTAACACTGGAAGCCTCAGTTGCATCGCGATTACTCTTATACTCTACAGCGCCCTCGTCATCACTTTTGGTTTGCTGTTCCGCTTTTTCAATAAGACTACTTGCAAATTCTTCTTGTCGCTCTTCAACAATTTCTTCAACAGTATCCTCAGAAACAACGGGAAGATCGTCTTCCACTTGTTCTGGTATGTCAATATCTTCTGATATACATGCTTCCACTTCAATTTCTTCAGTCACATCTTCTTCAGATGTTTCCAAGATTTTATCTTCTTCACTCATAATTACTCATCCTTTACTGTATCTGGAGTTAAAAACGGTTGGTCAACCTGACCGTCCTCATATTTATGATACTCTGAAAGCCTATTTATTGCATTTTCTTTAGCCATTTTAAGTATTTCAATATCTTCACCTACCTTTTGCCTTGTCTCCTCATCCTCTAAAGAACGAAGGAATCCAGCCCAACTCGATTTGCTATCTTCAATTTTCTTAACACGATCAGCACGAGCTGCTTTAAGGTCTTTCTGTATCTTTTCAATTCTATCTAGAATCTTAGAATGCTCGGTTGTGTAAGATCCTTGTGCATTGCGAACCATAGATAATTCTGTTTCTAAATGTGCAATTGTAGTTGCGTCACGAACGTCTTCAGGTAACGAATATTCTTGATCTAAAAGTCTAGTCAAACGCTCGATTTGCTGTTGGGCATCTTTCCTGTCTCTCATTACCTTATTGCCCATAATCTCTAGGGTAATCCATTGTTTTACCTGCAATTCTTCGGAATATAAAATATCTTCTCGAAACTGTTTCATCATGCGAATCCAGGTGATTGCAAAATATTCTAATTCAGATTCTGAGAATTGCCTACTAACCTCTTCCCAATAAGGTTTTTCTTCAAGCTTTGCCCGCAAAAGAGTATCATCATAAATCTCTTCGGACATACCTGTATAAGTTAGGTTTTCGGCATTGGCAAATTTTTGAACGGTAGCATCAGATCTATTGATTTGAATAGCTATATCATGTATAGATAATCTTTCAATATTAGCCCGAATAAACTCCATTTCTTCGTTGCTTAATTTTCCTCGCTTAAGAGCCATAATCTTCCTCTGGTATTAATTCTTTTATAAAATTAATTAATTTAACACGTTCAGACTTTGGTATTTTTACATCGTTTTTCATTTTTACCCAAGATTTTCTTAAACTTACAGGTATTTTTGAATCAATTAAATCAATCATGTTTATAAAGTCTAACTCGTCAGCAACAGTGTCCTGTTTCCTCATACTGCTTTCATTTTCATCTTTTACATTACCCATTTCAATGGGGCACATAATGTTTTTCTTGGCTGTATTTCTTTTTTGCCAAGATGCATATAAATCACAATCAAACTTGTCTTCATATTCTAAACACTGACTAAAAGAATTTTGACAATCAGCATCGTATGCTTTTAATGGACAGTCAAAACAAGGCTTATCGGGTCTAGCGTATTTATTTCTTTTTATGTTAAATAAACGGTTACTAACATGTGTCCACAAAAAAGTTTCTAATTTTCCTCTAGAAGAATCGTATCTATCAAGACCTTCTATAGCTAGCATCCTTGCTTCCTGTTTCATGTCATCTAAGCCATGATAACCAAACCTGTATTTATAAGCTAAACCGTTCGCAACCCTGTCTATTGAAGACAAAACCTCTTCTTCTGTCATACCTTTAGGTATATTCATATGATTTAGTTTTGCTCTGGTTGGTCTTCTTTTTTACTGTTGAGAAATGCCCTTGCTTCTTCTTCTGAAGGATCGGGAATATTAAGCTCATCTAACACTTCCTCGGACAATTTGGCCGTAGCCTTAGCTTTAATATCCGTTGAGATAAAAGTATCTTTTTTCATTTAATTACCCTTTCAATATATGCAAAAGTGGTCATTATTATGTATAATGATTATACACTATAAAGTGGACAAATGTTATGCGTATACACCAATTATATTTAAAATGTTGTATAAAATTTAAAAATAGGAGAAATTTAATGAACCAAGTCTGGAAAGAACATGAAAAAGCATTTATTATTGAAAATGCGCAAACAATGAAAGATAAAGACATCGCAACAAATTTAACAAAAATTAGCGGTCGCGTAGTTACTATTCAAGCTGTCAGAAAGCAAAGGCAAAAACTTGGAATTACAAAAGCTCGTGGACGAGGAATATGTGCTGTTGTAAAACCCGAAGAAAATGAAAGTAACTCAGCCGAAATAGCTAAAGCGATAAACAAAGGAAATTAAAAATGAAAATAGGTTTTGGTCTAACTAAAAATTTATCATGGGCTTCTGTATTTAAGTCAAGTATAAAAAATGCTGGGCATGAACCTGTTTATATAACAATGGAAGATTTGACAAACAAATCGAAAAACCCAATCTACAATAAAGAAATAGATATGTTTTTTATGACATGTTATTCTAGAGGGTTTTCAACAAAAGGCTTAAATAGGCAAGAACTGTTAAATCTTTACAACAGTGTGAACAAACACACAGCCCTTAGAATGTTAACACATGATAGCAATGTTCACAATATTCCATTTGTTTATGCTGACGCCGCAGTTTTTGATGAATTAAAAGAAGACTCCGACTGTCAGACAATTACTATCAATGGACCAAAAAATTCTGGTATAGAATATGCAGATCTTTTAAAAGAAGATTCTTCCAGAATGAAATTCATAGAAAACCATTTAAATATAAATCACAAACAATCACATGATAAAGAAATTAATGATGTCTTGTTTGTTATGCAAAATATTTTTGGATACAAGTCAAATACTGAATCAATAGATGATCAAATATATAAGTGTTACAAAGCAATTAAAGAAATAGAAGAAAAAAGCGATAAAATTAATATACACTTATCTTTACATCCTAAAATGACAGACATCCTTTTTGATTTATTTCACTCAAACCAAGTAAAGCCTGGGTTCAATTATGATAAAAAACGATTATTTGACTTGATGAAAAAACTAAAAGAATACCTAACACCTACATCTGTAAAAAAAATCTTTTTAAAAGACTATGACTGTTGCGTTGGATGGCACACAAACCATTTGTGCAATTCTCTTGTGAGACAACAAAAATATGTGTGTTTAGATAAAGAAAACTTTTGCTATGATTTAGGAGCAAAGAGTATAGACAATATTATTAATAACGATGGATTTGAAAATATTATCAACAAAGAAAAAAGAGAAGAATGGTTTAGAAAAATGTCTTGGTGCAATTGGACTTTATCAGAAATAACAGAAGGAAAAATGTGGAGACCAATAGAAGAATGGCATCAAAACAACCAATAACAATAATTACAACAAATTTTTTATGCGCAGATGTATTACTAAAGAACTTAGAAATAATTCGTAATACTATAATACCAGATAAATTTGTAATAATTGAAAATTCTCCTAACCCACAATTCGTTAACTGGGGCGAAAACGTGCAAGTTATAAAAGGAATAAAAAAGGAACAATTAAATGAAACACAAAATTCTGAAGGGGAAAGGGTAAATAAAAATAGCTTCCACCACGGGTGGGCTTTAAACAAAGGAATAGAATACATTGATCCTTGTAGTAAATATGTTTTATTTGTAGATTCGGATTTTTTTATATTACAAGATATTGGTAATATTATTAAATATATGGAAAATAATAACCTGTCTTTCTTCGGAGCCCCTTACCCAAACAAGCACCCAAACTCAAAAAACAAAGGAGAAATGTTTTTTCCAACCGCATTTTGCATGTTTGTAAACCTGGAAAAAGTAGACGTAAAAACGTTCGATTTTTTACCACCACTAACACAAGAAACATATCAAGAATGGTTAAAATTAAAAACAGATAAAGAATACAGCAAAGAGCAGAACGAAACGCATTTTCACTCCAAAAAAACCGCATTGCTTGATACTGGCCACAATGTATATCACAAATATGCTAATGATGAAAAACATAAAACAGAAATTGCAGAAATAGTTTTAGAAAAAAGTCCAGCTACAGGAATGTTGCCAGTCGCTTATATCCAAAGTCAACAACTAAACAAATTTTATAAAAAAATAATGTATAACAATGTTTTTGATTTATATCAATGGCAGAATAAATTATTTGGACTACATGTTCATTTAAAACTACATTTATGTAACGTTCAAAGCAGACAAAAAAAACAAAAAATTACATGCGAATCAATAGAAGGACTGTATGAATTCCGAGATACCGTTATTTAAAGTATTTATGTCACCTCGTGCAAAACATGAAGTAGGAAAAATATTAGACTCAGGATGGATAGCACAAGGTAAAATAACAGACGAATACGAAACCAAATTATCGAAATGGCTTGATCACCCTCGTGTAGCAACAGTTAATTCTTGCACATCCGCAATTCATTTAGCTTTGTATTATCTCAAACAAAAATACAACTGGAAAAACCCAGAGGTAATAACAACCCCGTTAACATGCGCTGCTACAAATATGCCTATTGTCACAAACGGGTACACGTTGAAATGGGCTGATGTAAACAAAGATTATAATATTAGCATACAATCAATAAAAAATGCAATAACCAATAACACCAAAGTAATTATACTTGTTCATTGGGGAGGGAATTATATTAATTACGATGAGCTTCGCTCAGAGATTCCTGATGATATTCATATTATTGAAGATTGCGCTCATGCTTGGGGTGCCGAATGGAAAGGTGAGAAAAACCCGAAAGAAAGCAAAAACCATTGGAAGTGCTATAGCACTCAGGCCATTAAAACTTTAACTACTGGTGATGGAGGAGCATTATGTGTTCCTAACGACGAAGACTTTAAAGAAATAAGAAAATTAAGATGGTTTGGATTAGATAGAGATAATGACCAAGATTTTCGTAGTGGGCAAGATATACAAACACCAGGATGGAAATTTCAAACCAATGACATCGCTTCCGCTATAGGATTAGAGAATTTAAAATTTTTATCCTATTTGGTTAAAAAAGCCAGAGAATGCGCAGATTATTACAACAAGAATATATGGAATGATTTTATAATAAAACCCGTTGTAAATAAAGACTCTAATCCATCTTGGTGGCTATACACGTTATCTGTGAAGCATAGAAACGAATTTATCAACCACCTTAAAAAGCATAACATATCTGCTCATTGGGTGCATACAAGAAATGACCAACTAAGCTGTTTTAGTCAATATAAAGAAAAGTTGCCATTAATGGACTCTATAGAGAATAATATGGTATGCATTCCTTGTGGGTGGTGGCTAGACAAACATGATATGGAAAAAATAGTAGAGGTTGTTAATGGATACAGTCCAATGGAGACACGCTGATCAAAATGATGTAGATAGCATCATAGAGATGAGGCAAGACGATTCTACTAGAGACCGATTACATGATTGTCGTAAGTTTAACCATGAAAATTGCTTAAAATGGATTTCTGAAATAACAAAAAGCTTAGATACTGAAAGATGGGTTTTTGAAAAATCTATTGAGCTTTACCATAGCGGTGCCTGTGGTGAATTTATAGGATTAGCAAGAATTGATAAAATTGACCATATTAATCAAACTTGCTGTGTAGGACTAGACATCCACCCAAAACAAAGAAAAAAGGGTTTTGGCAGATATGTATGGAAAGTAATATTAGAAGAGATGTTCACTAGAAGGAATATGCATCTGGTGTGGCTTGAGGTTTTAGATACAAACGAGGTAGCTAAATCTCTATATGAAAAACTCGGTTTTGTTTTAGAAGGAAAGTTAAGAGGAAGAATTCTTAGAAATTCCAAAAGAGTAGATTCATTAATAATGTCAATGACGAGAGAGGAATGGCAGAAATGCGAAAAGCGCTAATTACTGGTGGAGCTGGATTCATTGGGCACCATTTAATTGAACATATTTTAAAAAATACGGACTTGGAAATTATTTGTCTTGACAGACTAGATGTCTCTGGAAATTTAAACAGACTTGATGAGGTAATTAGTCAGGATAATTTATATAAAAAAAGATTTAAATTTATATACCATGATCTGAGAGCTGAAATCAATAGCCAGTTAGCAAAACAGATTGGAAACCCCGACTTGATTTTCCATTTGGCGGCTTCCTCTCATGTTGATCGAAGTATTCAAGACCCAATGGGTTTTGTGATGGACAATGTTGTAGGAACCGTCAACCTTTTAAACTACGCAAGGACTATTGACAATCTAGAATATCTGCAAAACTTTTCTACTGACGAAGTATTCGGAGATGCACCAGAAGGAACAGCTTACCAAGAGTGGGATCGGCATTGGCCCAAGAATCCATACTCCGCAAGTAAGAGCGGTGCAGAAGCGATGGGAACATCGTTCGCGTGTACTTATGGATTGCCCGTTATTACTACTAATTGCATGAATGTAATTGGAGAACGGCAACACCCAGAGAAATTTTTGCCAATGTGTATAAAAAGAGTTTTAAATGGACAACGCATCTATATTCACACTTACCCAGGTCGCCAGAAAGCTGGAACCCGATTTTATATTCATGCTCGTAATGTAGCTGATGCTTCTCTGTTTCTTACAGAAAACGGTTACAAAGGAGAGAAATACAATTTAGTTGGGCAGAAGGAAGTGTCAAATCTAGAGTTGGCGGAATTTGTGGCTAAGGTTCTCGACAAGCCCCTGGACTATGAGATGGTGGATTTCCATTCTAATCGGCCTGGACATGATCTTAGATATGCTCTTGAGGATACTAAGTTGTGTGCCATGGGATATGAGTATCCTACGGAATTCTGGTATTCACTGGAAAAGACAATTAAGTGGACGATTGAAAATCAGAGGTGGTTAGTTGAATGACATGGAAATGCCCAATATGTGGTTGCAATGCGTACCAGAGATATGGTGGTGTAACATTGCCCGCATTAAAAATAACAGAAGAAGAAGGAAAAGAAATTAAAAAACAAACCTCATTTAGGTTTGGAACTCACTTTATGTGTAAAGGATGTTCCGTTTTCTTTTCAAATCCAACCCTATTCAAAGAGAAGGAGTAAGGATGAACGATACCACTAACACAAACAAAGAATTTGAATGTCCCGTAATTGATAAGCCAGGAAACTGGTGTAAGATAAGTGCCATTATGTTGCTCATGGGGTTCTTGATGACCCCACAAGGGTGTGAGGCAGAAGAATACAAATATAAGGTTGGGGATAAGGAGTATACACTCGCGGTAGAACCTTATGACGACGAAAGCAAGGAGTTGGTTCACGAGTATAAACTCCAGACCCTAAATACGTCAATGGGTATGATGCATAATGCCGCGAACGTAGAGATCGCCGAAAAAGATATTAAACCCATTATTACCTCAAATCACATTATTATGCGAGAAGGTTACACTAAGGTAACAGATCAGCAGTTTCAGTTACTGATGGTACAGGCGATGGGGAGGTTTCCCGATTTGGTCGGAGTTAGGTGGGATGTTGTTAAATCAGGCCTAGCTCGCCGAGACTGGGCTCGCCCATATTTAAAAGACGGCGAATTTGCCGAGGGAGAATTTCTTCTGCATAACACACTGATTACATACTGGGGAGGTTTACCTGATCCCGCCACATTTTTAACACCACCAAAAGATCTTCAAGAGAAGAAGGAGAGTACAGAGTGAGAGACAAGATTCTAGACGCCCTAGAGGCTATCTACACGGCGAATAAAAAGGAAGCCGAGGTTGAACTCGAAGTTTATTTAAATAGCACTGTGGGCGTAGGAGAGCACCCTCATGTGGTTACTGAGTGTGATAAGTTGTTACGACGTATCGACGATGCAGAAAGTTACATCCTAAAAGTTAAAGCTTTACGGAAATTTTCTGTCTAATAGCCATTTATGGCGGTGTATAATATAGTAGTCTGGGTATTCGTTCCTCAACAAAAGGTACGCATGTAATAAAAGGTTAGTATCATTCACAAAGTGGTATTAGCCTTTTTTATTTGGCTCATCTTAAACTAAGTCAAGGGAAGTAGACGGCCCGAAGGGGTCGGGAGTTTTTACGTGTGTTTTTCTGATCAACGTACTCGTCAATTAGAGTACACCTATCGCAAATTAGAACGGGGACTTCGGGTACTTCAACGTGACGGAGTTGCTCCTAGACAACCTGATGATCTTATAGAGATAAGGATTGAACAATTGCGAGAAATTCATAAACAGCTAGGAAGATCACCTAGCATTCCACGATGGCCTTTATAGGAGATGCATATGATCGCTTCGCGTGAATTACATTCTTTTAGGTTTAACTGGGAAGGAGGTGATCTATCTCACCCCCAGGTCTTCAAGGCGCTGGGACAAACGTAAGTAGTTTACCGATATCTTTTGTTTAGCAGGTTAGATAATGTGGCCCTCAGTGATTAAGTTCGCGGGGGCCATATTTATTTCGGCGCGATAAGCGATAGATTTTGTGGATACACCATAGAACACAGTAGATTACCAATCCTATTAAGAACAAGTATATAAGTGTGAAGAATGTTTTTAGTAGGATGATATCAATTATGTGAAGTAATGATAGTGACATTTAGTTTCTCTTATATCTTTATGTTACAGTGGTTTCTATATATTATAGAGTATGTGGCTTCTCAGAGGTTTGGTCTAACTAACACTAGCGGTAGCTAGAGAGTAAGCCATGCGTAAGCATGAATGTTATTATTCTTAGCTCTGCTCAAACTATACTCTTGAAACCGACCTTTGTCAACACTTCGAGACAAAAAACCGTAACGATGGTGGCAAAAGTGGCCATTTGTTACGAGGGGGTGGGGGATTTGGAAAAGTGGTCATTTCGATTCTGGGGTCGTGTTTAATTCTGCACCACCCCAAGTTTTCTGAAACCAGTTCCATACCACTTTTTTATTGAAAAAACCCCCCGAAGTTGAATTAGCAAGACAAAAAACGTGATTTTTGGTTTTTTTTCTGAAAAACGGGTTTGAAAACACGATCAGACCTGCCCCGAATCGTCGTAAGTGCTTTTATATCAAGGACTTACAACTATTTTGGTCATTTTTGAAAAATAATTCGGCAAAGTGACCTAACGTGTCACACCTATCGACGATAATTAAGATATGACAAAACAACACAAAAGGAGTTTCAAAATGTTACGCGAAGTTAAGACCGTTAAGGATATCGTTATCAATTGGGCGATTATGTTGTTTGTGATTCTTCCCGCCATTACCTTTACCTGCATCGGTGGAATTTCTGTATTATATTCGATTATTTTGGCGCTGACCTATTGACATACAGAAACCATGTGGTATAATCAGGTATCACAACAACGGAGTAATAAAATGACCATTCTCAAGACCAACAATTCAGGCGTTTCACTTTTCACGCAGGATTACAAAACGTTCTATATTGGTCGGATTCATTCCGCTACGTGTTTCTCGGTTATCCACGAGGGGCTAAAGGCTTCTATGGTTAAGCGTTGGGATAAATCCTACAAATTGTTTTAAACCGTTGGTTAATTGAAAGGATCTAATTGTGTACTTTGTTTATTTAGATACTGGGTATGCGTCCGAGGCGACAACTGAAAAAGAAGCAAGAGAAGAAGCTAAGGCTTACTTCTTGGAGCAGTTACAGCGAGATAACCTAGAGTTTGTCCTTGAATTGGAGTTATTAGCATGACTGACTTGGTTTTACTATCTTACAAACAACCCTATGCTGGCAATTCGTTTCGTTTCGGTTCGCTTTGTAGTATCCGCGACACTGAGAAACATCCGCCTAGCCTATTCTCCCCATATCGCCGACGTGACCTAAATTTCCGTCGCAAGGGTGA